TTGGTCTAGTCAGGTTTGCTGAGATTAAACCGGAGGTGAAGTTTGGAATCATAATTTTCTGTGCGAGTGTAATGAAAGCATCACTTGTTGCATCAACCTGCATCATCTTAAATAAGAGTCGTTAATTCTTATTCAGTCCATTGGGACTGCTATATATCACTATATAGAGGAGACTATATCTTCAAACAAAATTGTTTGCCCACCGCTTCGGGTCACTTGACCCTACTCTACTCACTTCCACATTACTGTGTGTTTTCGATAGTCGTTACACGTTCTAGATTTCTCTAGCTTCGCTCGGTATTGTCTCTAATGAGATGTCCACCGAATTCAATGGGTTTATAGACGACCAAGATTAGTAAATCGTCTTTATTTTTTCGACTTCCGTCAAATTGCTCCAACTCGTCGAAGTAAACATCGTTCCAAGCATCTTCTACATAGTCAACAAGGCCAGCTTCGGCTGCTGCTGCGAAGGGTTGGAAACGAACTACCTTAGACTTGTTAGTTGGACGCATGCGAGCATAGAACCCTTCTTCAAGGAGTTCTTTAATCATCATTTGACCTGCTGCTTTTCCGGCTTGGCCAGGCTCTTGAGGTAGAAGAATCTGAGTTCCTTCAGGATCTGATTTGGCAGTTTCAATCATACGTTGCATGACTTCACCAAACCTAGCTTTGAACCTAACTACATCCACAACAATATATCTTCCAGATTTTGTCTTAGCTATCAAGACGCCAGCTGTTGCATCAGGATTTGGCATAGCCTCACTGGGCAAACTTCCGGCGATATCCCACGCACGGCAGTAAGAGACGATATTCTGTTCGTGTAGTTTTACGGGAGTACAAAACTCTTTCTTAAAGAAGCCACTTGTAGATTCTTTCGCATACCACGAGCCGAGGTAAAGGCGTTCCATTTCTACGCGAGGCATATTCATAAGTTTATGGGCGTAGGATGGATCACGTCGAAGCAAAACTGGATTATCGTGACAATTTGCAGGCAGGAAAACGAATGACATAGGACCACAGTTTTCACCGTAGGTCGCAAGTAACTCTTCCTTTGATTCATTCCAGACCATTTGGTTGTCTATACGGATGAACCACATACGTTTACCATCACGATCTTTACGAGGGAGGCCACGTTCATCCAAATACCCTGCATCTTCTAGCCACTTACGGAGGTAGCTGTTATAATCAGGGTTCGCCGTCATCATCATCACAGGCTTCATTGGTGCTGCTGTACGCATCCGCGAGATGAAATAAAGCACTTGACTTTCTTCGAACTGCTGAGCCTCGTCAACTAGAAATGCACTAACTTGCCAGCCTTGGAAGTTATGCTTATCTTTCTCTTGCTCACAGCCCTTACAAACAATAGTAGCTTTATTCGGAAAAATAAATTTACTGTCTTTAATTTTAAACTGAGCACCAAACTGTTGGTAAATCTCTTGTCCAGTCTCAGCCGGACCGCCGGGGCCTGTCACTTGGACCATCGTCCTTCGCAGAATAACTCCACGAAACTTTTCCATAGCGGGATCTTGTGCCCACTGAAGAAAAGCCATTACCCCCAGATAACTTTTACCACTACCCAAATACTTATGAAGTTCGTTAAACTTCCTTCCATTGCTGAAAGAATCGGACTATATCTTCAACTATTAAGTTGCCCCCCGTTTCGATTGCACTTGCAACCTACTCTACTAAGTTCCACTTTAAAGTGTCTTTTCGATAGTCTCTGAACGTTACTTATTTCTAAGCCTTCGCTGCTGATTGTCTCTTTGAGAGTTCCAGCAATTAGAGGGGTTTTACGCGACCCATAGTGTTAAGCCGCGCCTCCGAAGAGGACTATATCATTTTCTGAAACAGCCTTGAGAAAGGCTGCTTGCTTGGGGCTGGCTGGCGATACAACATTATCGTCAGACATATCTACCGTTTACCTTATCTAATGCACGGGCATTAACTGCTCCTGCTGACTTATTTTCATACTCAGTCACAAACATGCAAAGCTCTCGTGAGTACACTTTGTTATCTGGAACTTTTAAATCTTTATCAAGATTGTATTTAAGTCCTGTCTCACTGGCATTAAGCCACATCTCAAAGTTTTCAAGTTTAGAAATGTCAGTAAGAAAGTTTGCAAAACAGTGCCAACGGGCATCAACAAAGCAACGACCAAAATAGCCCATATAATCTTTTGGGTTATAACAACGTTTCATCATATTAGACCAAAGCTGTTTAGCTTGTTTCCAATAAGGTAGAAGTTCGTATTCACCCAAGTAACCGATATCCAAGAATGTCTTGCTATAAGGATCTGAAATCTTACCCTTACGAACATTATGAATTTCTACGGTTGTTGTATACCCAGTCTCATTAAACTGCACAACACACTTACTGGCTTTCTTACTGATGATCTTACCGCTGAATCCGGCATTATTGGTAAAGTCTTCATCCCAAGCTTGCCAATCATGTGTATTTGCCCGGGGTACACTAAAATCTCTTACCTTTCCAGCAAGCACATTACCCGCTTCGGCAATTGTTTCGTACCCGGTGTTAACAAACCTAACACGCAACTTCTTACTTCCCTCAGCCCGTCCTAGCACCTCAAGTGTGCCGTAGCCATTCGACTCATAGAACTGATCATAAGTTTTGCGATAGTTTCCAACTTTGTTAGCCATGTGAATTCTCCCATGCTAGTTAATTAAATTGTTTTATTCTTCCTGACCAGAAGCTTTCAAATACTCACGAGTCATCTGCTCTCGGTTTCTCCCACCAATACCGAACTGACGTTTAAGTTGCTTTTTAAAAGCTTCCCACTCAAGATCGTCAAGCTGCTCGCGTGTAAGATTTTCACAAACAATCTGATACCTAAATCCCGGTTTATCTTCCATCAACTCATCAGTTTCAAATTCCATGAAAGCTGAATGAGGAAAACGTAGACAAGGAACTTTACCTTCCTGAAGAGTTGCCCCTTTCTGAGCAAGCTCTACAACATTCTTCATAAACGAATAACCAATAGCATCACTACCAGTTACATATGCAATATATTTATTACTCACTTTAAATTCTCCTCTGTTCTTAATCTTGAGGATGAAGTGTATCAAACATTTATCACCGCTGTCAAGCTTTTCTAAAAATATAATTAAAATAACTTACTAAAAGATATTCGTCCATGAATATCCTCTATAAATCATCTTTAAAACTTAAGCCTAAACAACAACTTCCTGCGAAGATTGAAAGCTATATGTAGGAGTACCTGTAACGTTCTGTGTCCTAAGTCTTACAAACTTACCCGTAGGGATCAGCCCTGTAAGATTAGCTGTACCAAGAACGGTTACGTTAAGAACACCACTAGTAGAAGCACCAGAGGAAGTCACAACTGTAACCCCTGTTGTAAATCCAACTTCGTTAGCATACTCTAACCAGACTCTTCCTGATGTACCACCTACTATTAAAGCACTCACTGTAATATCTACAGCATAGCTGACCATAGCATCCCTTGTAGCACTTATCTGAAAAGCAGAGTTCAGTGTACGTGCAGGGTTTGCATAAGTTCTTGTAGTCGGTGCTGGAACGTTTAATACACCAGTGCTGGAGTTATAAGTTGCTGCTCCTGACCCTGTAGTTGTCAAACTAATAGAGCTTCTTGCCCCAGCCTGATTGACATATCCACTATCATTAGTAAAAGCGCTTATGTTTGTTGGAACAGTTGGTATTGCAGGGAATGTTACCAGTGATCCATTTCCGCTTACATACTGAGCAGTTGTACCTGTCGGATTATTAAACTTCCCAGCCAATCCTGTGGTCAGAGCAGTAGTTGTAGCATATCCAGACAAATCACTTGCTGAAGCTTTACCATCCAAGGTAGCTTGTAGGCCAACCACTTCAGAAATAACATGAGTGTGCCCGAATGCTGCTGCACCAATATCTGTAGGATTGAGAACTACTACACCAGTCTTTCCATTTACGCTTGACACAGGGATAGCTGGAAATAATGCTAACGTTCCATCACCACGGATATACTGGTTAGTGTTACCACTAGGCGTATTAAGCTTAAGGGATAATCCATTTGTAACATAGATATTGGTTGCATAATCTGCAAGAGATGAGGCTAATGCTTTACTATCAAGACTTGCCTGTAGTCCTGCAATATCGCTGATAGGATGGCTGTGAGCTAACGAGGCTGCCCCTACATCACCAGATGTCAAGACTACGCTGCCAGTCTTACCGTTAACACTTATCACAGGATATGTAACAGAACTGATATAGCCACTGTCATTAATAAGCTGAGACGTGTTAGTTGGTGCTACTGGAATAGTTGGAGGATTTGTAATCTGAGAGTAATTAATACCCTCACCAACACCAATAGCCCCTACGTCTGCTGCTGTGAGGACAACACTACCCGTTTTGGTATTAATAGAAGTGACAGGATAGCTTACAGTTGGGATAGAAGGCTTATTTAGCAGATCCTGATAATCACCAGTGGTTGCCACAACAGCTAAGTCATCTAGGCTTCCATTAGCGCTCTCAATGGCATCAGACAGTGAAGAAATAGTGTCTTCTAGATCGATAACGTCAGAGATAGAGTGCTGGTGAGGACTTGGTGTAAACATCGCTGGAATGCCAGTTAAATCAGCATATATACCAGAGAATCCACTATCCAGATCATCCACTTGACTTTGAATGTTTGCAATTTCTGTAACATCAGCTACACCAACAAATACACCCTCTTGAACCATTGCTGAGAACTTAGGAATACCAGCACTAGCTGAAAGTGATACATTGTCAGCAACTATATCAAAGATAATGTCTGTACCGGCTTGAAAGATCAAGGCTGTATCTTGAAAGTCTAGAACATTATCCCCAACAGTAAACCCCGTACCACCTACACCTTCAACCCAAGCAGATTTAGAGGGAAAGTATTTGACAGCAACGTCTGAATCCTTATCTCTGATACGCAACCTGACATTAGTCATTGCTGCTGTAGCTTTGAAAGTAATAGAGTTTGTACGAGCTGTTAGAAGGGTACGGTATTCAAAAGAAAGAGGATTTGTTGTTACTACAGAATCACCATCTGTATTCAAAGCTTTTCTTTCAGCTTCAATCAGTTTGAAATAATAAGGTTTGGATGATGGAGCTGTACGAGGCACTGCGTAATCAAGAAGTTGATACTTCTCTCTATCAACCATATTCTCAAAGGCTAGAAAGCCTGCTGACTCAGATAGACGTAGAACATCACCAAAGTCAATCGACCCACTTTCTACAGCAAAGCCCACAGGAGCTAGGAGAGTGCCAGATGATAGGATACGAAGACCAGAGCCTTCAATCATACCTTCGTCTGTTTTATAAGGTAACTGGTTGGCTGGCCATTGGGAAAGATCGTTGTCTTCGCCTTCAATGATTGTTACTTTGTTCTTACTCGGGATAATACTCATAGTCTACCCCTCAGTCAAACAATTGAACAAAGATTTTACCAGTACCGCGAATCCATACACGGCTACCTGCTGGAACCTTCGTGATAGTTGTCCAGTCTCCACCCAAAGATGACGCTAAAGGGTTTAGAGGCCAACCATCCGTATTAACTGTAGGAGTGGAAGCTTTAACTTGAATGTAAGCAACAGATGTGCTCTTATTCTTAATAATCAAATCACTTTGAGGAGCAATCCCCGAAGCATTATATACATCCAGCCAAACACCGGCTGTTAGGGTTATGTCGGCTAAAGTATCTGCCATGAAACACCTCTTATTCTTGTATTTTTATTTTAGAGGTCTTTGCGAGGTTTATAGCCTTAACAGACAACTAAGGCTTCTAGGTAACTAACAGCCCCGTCTGCTTATAATCTTTATTGCGAGTTAGGGTGGACGCCCGCCAGAGCGTCCGGGTGCATTCACTAGGCAGTGAAGCTACCAAGCCTTGCAGCTTGATTCTTTAAATCTTACTCGTCTTCATCTGGATCAACATACACCAAACTAAGACGTGGTTTCAACTCAGCAGCAATCTCTTTAGGAGTCTGCTCTTCAAGTTCATCATCTCGCTTGCCTTTGAGACGTGCATTGAATGAACCAAGCTCTTCTGCGCTAGCACTTTTCACAACCGAATTGATGCTTTGTATAACCCACTTTGCGCTTGATACTGCATCGGGGTCCACAGCTTCACTCTTAAGACTCTTATCGATAAGTTGCAAAGCAATCTCTTGTCTTTCAATCAATTTGTCTGCAAGATCACGCAGTTTACTCTTTTGGATTCGAGTAGAGGAATTGCCTTTGGTGTTACGATTTGACTTTTCTCCGTCGAACTGTGTAGCACGAGACTTATCAGTTTGTGTGGGCTTCTTATTTGACATATTAAACACCTTTTGTTTGGCAGGCCGACCGACTCTGATTCGAACAGAGAATGTGTCCGTCAAAGGGACATGTGATAACCGTTTCACTATCAGCCAATTGAAATAGATTTCTTAAAGCCTATCAGCAATAAACATTGCAGTTCGTTAATAAACGGTAATAGGACTTAAGAAAGCATTTTCCCAAGTGAGGAGAGCACCTAGGGAAAATGCGAAGAGATATCTGGGAGAGGGCAGACACTCTTTAAGTTGTCAGTGGAAGGAGAGAAAACACTGACAGTTTGAAGACATCAATCTTAAAAGAATTTAGACTTGTATGATGTCGGGTGAAACAAGTACAAGCTGTGTTGGAGACAGACAAATAAAGACTCTACATCGCTTTACTGTGTGCCCTAAGTAGTGCCCAACCTTTCAAGCAATACACAAAGTGTATCCCTCTGGCTTGTAAAACTAAGAAACCTCTTGGTGCGCTTCAATGATAGGCGTAGAGGTTATGGTTTTCTTAACAGAATTCATTGCTCCCAGTCACACAATGGAAGACTTTAAACTCTCGTCAGAATTCTTTCAAGCCCCTTAAAGGGAATTAGACAACCCTCGTCAAGATTGAATGTGTTCTTTAAATTGTTTCTACTGAACTAATTTCTTCAGCACCAATGTAATCTTCCCAACTATCAATGAAGCCTTCGTATTCTTCTTTCATTTTATTTTCTCCTTTTGTGCAATGATTCACGTTTACTATTATACAGACTTATTTCTTATTGTCAATATATTTCTATCAGATTGTGTACATTTATTGATTTTAACTATCACGATCAGGCATCACTTTCTTGAAAAGTGTTCCATAATGACTAATTCCTTCATGTTGGTATTCCCAACGGAAGCATCCATCAACAAACTCTTCAGCACTTTCTTCAAAGAAACATACACAATCTTTTTCTTCAGCCCCACAATCAGGGCAATAGTTTTCGTTGCCCATTCTTGTGGACTCCTTGGTTGTTATTTCAAGTTGTTAGTAAACCATAAGCAACAGTTATTTGTCAAGTATAATGCTAGTTTCTTCTAAGATTCTTTTTCTGAAACTATTATCATCTTCTAGTAGTTGATTAGAAGAGCTTCTTTCAATCCCACACAGGCTGCCAATTCTGTCGAGATTACCGGCAACGGCTGTGTTTGGATTATATTTTTCAACCTCAGAGTCATACCAATCTTGATAGTTACTCATTTCTTACCCTCAATTATCAAACAACCAATAACTATCCCAATCGTCTATATCCATTGCATAATAGAAATCATCCAAAAGATACCCGAAGTATTTCCCATCATAAAATACAACAGGATCACCAAATGTCATATCGTCCACTTTAAACTTATTAACATCCTTGTCTAGATTCTTGGCAATCCAGTTGATTTCTTTTCTAAATAGCTTCCATGTATTGTTGCAAGCCTCTTCAGGCCATTTACGACCATCAGAGGAAAGCTCATAGCTTGGTTCTAGTTCATGGAATTTGTATTTCATTTCTTATCCTGTTCCTAAAATGTTCGTCGGTTTCAATCCATAATTGTCTTTCGTCATTCCAGACAACCCAATCACAAGGTTTGAGTTCACAGCCATAATATATACGGCTTATTTGCTGTATTTTACATACCTCGTCCAATTCATTCATTTATTGTAACCTTTTGAATAAATTAATTCCTGATCTTTACCAATACTGTTTTCCACAAACTGATCAATAGCAGTCTTATGATCTTCAGCTTTGAAATTCCCAATATACAAACGCTGCACTAAACGCTCCATCCAAGGTTTATAGCTACCCTCTGCATATCGGTGCATGATATCACCATCTTCATCCATGTATTCTTCAATAACAGGCTGTAGCGGTGTGTAATCCAGCGTATCTTGCTTTATCCTGTCTACTGGAGTTGTATCAAATGTAAACACAAACGCCTTTGGATACTTCTCTGCGCACTCAATCACTTCCTCAACTGTGGCATTAACCAATACACAATATGTTGCTGTGTAAGGATTTGCTGGGATTGTGTTGTGGCTAATTTCAATTTTAACTACTTCGTCTGGGATGTTCATTTCACTTAACCTCCAAATAACAAAACTTATCAGAACCCATTAACTCTAAATAGGCACTACGCATATAGCCAATCACTTTGTCTTTAATACTTGCACGAACAATCACACTGTCATGCTCAGGAAGCAACACTTCATCTTCCATAAGCAACCGGTTCAACACATCTGCAACAATCTCGCTATCCAAATACTGCATCTTGATACCTTGATCCTTAAAGAAGTATTTAGCGATTGGTTTATTATGTGCAGCTACAGCTTGACAAACTGTGTGTCCCGGAAAGTTACCCACTGACTCAATACCATAAAACTTAGCATCTTTAGTGAGGTTATCCCATCCAAGTTGATCAGCACGAAACTCCTCCGTCACTTGCACATAGGCTTTCTGATATGTCTTGGCATTCAGGCTGACCATCAGTGCATGCTTATTAAGGTTGCGAATAGGATCGTACTTTGAGAGACCAAATGTATTCTTAAACGCTTCAACCTTCTGTTCATTCACTTTAAGAAAAGGCATCTTTGCACCATAAGGATTATACTCACCACCCCAAGTGTTCTTAATCCAATCATCAATATCTTCTGAGTTCTCTTCATACTCTTGCTCATACAGAAGGCTTGGATGCATGGCCTTGAAGTCTAGCTCAACAATCTCTTCACCATTAATCTTCATATAACTACGCTCTTCCTCATTCTTCACTTGAACACCTCCAGCAGTGTTGTAAATCCTTCCGCCCTGTCGGAGATTGTCCGAGAAGACTCTTTTATATTGTTGAACAGATAACAATCCTGTCTCATCACTAATTTCTGTATTCATTAGTTGCTGATTGTAGGCATTCATGTATTCCGTGATAATCTTAACACCACGAACACCGGATTTAGACTTGAGTTCTTTTGTCTCCCTGTCTTTAATCTCAACAACATTGAAATAGTCTTGCTCTTGACTCACATCTACACCAATGAACAAGTCAAGAAGCTTTTGCTTAAACACAATACAACTTTGTACTGTATCCATCTCTTTCCAATCTACAACACCACCTGTAAAGTTATCAGTGTAATCATTCTCCTCAAGCTTGTCAAGGAGAATAACCATCCTACGCTGAGATATCCCCTGTTCGTTGTTGGAATAGGCACTACGCTGCCTAGGGACAGATAAACCAATAGCTCTGTATTTAAGAGCACGAGCTATATTTGTTACTACGCACCAAACTTCTTTCTTCCCTGCCCCTAACTCCATTATCTCGTCTACAATGTGTTTGTATTGCTTAGTCTGATTGTAGTGGATGTTAAAGTGTGTAAGCTTAGTTTGTATCTGTACTCTCTCTTTCTTATCTATACTCCATAAATCAATCCTCATACATCATATTCCTTATCCTCCTAGGTAGTGGACCATAAATCGCTGTAAGCCTTATAGATAAAGGCTCTCAGGAAATAATTCTTTTTATGCACTGCTTTAAGGCAGCACTGATATGAGCAAGACTACGCTACATTTCTGTCAGTGTCAACCCCACCCCTCACACAAATAGTTTGATAAATTTCCCCAAATCATGCTTGCATTCCACAAGGATAGGCTGTAAGATTGGGACATCAACCAAATGAGGAGAAAGAAATGCAAGATATCACTAAAGCTTCAGAAGAGTACATCAACCACATGCATTGGGTGCACGGAGTCACTGACGGATCTTTTAAACCGGTGTGGGAGAGATTTGATAATGTACAGCGTGTTGTTTCTATGGCAGCATGTATTGTGGATGGACATTTGATCGTAGGTAATCGTCATTTCTGTCCAATTATGCGAATGACTCTTGACAATTTGAATGTTGATTATTCTAAGCATGATGTGGGAACTGACCAAGGGTTTGTAGATCAGTGGGGTGTCTACATGGGTCGTGAAGAAGCTTGGGTTGTGGCTAAGGCTGCTGGACAGATCAAGGAAGTATTTACAGAGGGTGTGCTGTTCTCGGAGTGCTATCTGTGAACGACTTCATCGTAAAGACTAACTTCGGACACACCTACCGGTGGTCCTCACATTTAATCGCTACAGATTATGCTGACACAGCTATCCAGTGGCAAGATGATCCAGAAGAGAAAACTCCTAAAACCCATGAGGAACTCTATCAGACTATTGTTAACGATGAGGAATTTCTATCACAATGGTTTGGCGACTACATGCAATCAGATGTACAGTATGCTATGTCAAGTGCTGAATTAATAAACATGGATGAAGATGAGTACAAGGATTTTGTTGACTGGTGCATCCTTAATTTTGGAGCTACAAAATGAGCAAAAAGCTATCCATCATCGAGCGCACATACGGCAAGAAACGCTTTGTTGTATTCTACGCTAAACAAAAGCTTGACGCATTCTCTACAAAAGAGGCTGCCAATGAATATGCACAAATGTATCTTGTGCCTCCTTACACAATGCAATCTAATATTTGGTATACAAAATGAAACTAATCACACGCTTAGACAATGCCGCTTTTGCTGAATCCCGTTGGTACAGGAACTATTCTCACCAATCTTATTGTAACACTGCAAGTATCTGTGGTAGGACCAAAAGAGAAATACATGAAGAATTAGTAGCACTTGGTCCAAACCCTTCACCTGCTCAGGTTGAAGAGGTTATTGGTAATACATCTTGGACATCTTGTGTTTGCCATGAGTGTGGTAAGTCTGTAGAAGAAATGGTTCAGATTGGTCAAGAACCTGATTATGAGAGTGCTACTGCTGAGATTTGCTTTCCTTGTCTGAAGAAAGCTGTAAAAATGAAAGCGAAAGCCACAAGTTAGTGCAAAATATCCCCTACAAAACTGCAGTGGACGAAAACCCTTGTGCAGCTATGGGTTGGATGATACCATCTGTTTATAGGCTAATAAACACACATGTAATATTGAGGAGAGAATGATGAAACCAATGTATCTGGTTAAGGATGGTGTTGAATATCAGTTCACATTCCACCAGTGTGGATGGTCCTATGCTGAAGTTCGTGTGAGAATTAAGAGTAGCTTTCTATGGATTCCTTATTGGAAGTCTATTTGGGAGACATCTCATGGATTTGGGAATGGGGCTGCATTAGCTGGCCGTGTAGTAAAAGCTAAAAAGAGTAAAATTCAAGCTTGGTGTGAGAATGCTTTAGAAGAATATCTGGAACACGAAGAGTCTTGGAAATGAAAACCCATACCGCATCTCCATCATCTTGGGAATTCGTGTAGAATTCCCTAAAAGAATCCCTTGGACGACCTTTGACAAAGAAAGAGTGTTCATTGGCTATGCAGAAATATATTACTAGCGTATCTTGGCAGGATGTTGCTAAGGAATTGGAGGGGAAATGACAATCCCAACGTGGCACCTAGAACGTGCAAAGGCTGTACTTGAAGAATGGTATGATAAAGCAGAGAAGCTTATTCACTATGCAGAGCTTGCAATTAGCATCTACCCTACAAAATCCAACCATAAGGCAGCTAATCAATACAAACGCAGATCACTTCATTGTAAGACTGCTGGGCTTGTATGGCACGATAGGTATAAACTTCTCCTTGAGGGTGGTTGGAGGAATCCTAAATGACACGAACAATACAAATTGACACATCCTGTGAGACACACTTGTCAACACATACATTCTATGTTAATCGGGATAATGTATTGACAGATGTTTATTTAAGTAGTATCTCTAAGGCTACAAGAGGAGGATTTGCAGATTTCCTTACTTTGGAGAGTGTAGATGAGGTGGCTATGAAGGCTTTTTATGTAATGATGGGGAGTGATAAGGTATGAATTTTACAGTAAGCTTTAGCTCCGGTACTTCAATCAGAGAAGCTTGTACAGAGGCTCACACCCTCGCTGTCAAGCTAAATTTGGAATGGGTTGAATTTAAATTTAATGAAGTTCCTTGCAGTATTTCACAGCGATGTGATATTGATGAGGCTTGCAAGATGTATTTCAACTCAACAAGCCCGGAGAGTAAATTTAAGTTTGTGATTTCTTGAATAAAGCTTGTGTTCTAGATGAAAGTATGCAATATTGGTTGTGTTGTTGGTGAGAAGGGTTGTATAAATTAAATTAGGAGAGAAGAGTGGAAGATTTTTATTCAAAACATATAGGAGAAGTTTATGGCAGACTGACAATCATTGGTGTAGTTCGTAATCCGAAGCCTAAATTTGTGTGCAGTTGCTCATGTGGTAATGAAACTACAACTGATGTGCATAGTGTATTGGCTGGTAAGACTCAATCTTGTCGGTGCTTGCAAAAAGAGCTTATTCGTGAAAACGGTAAAAACAATCTTCGTCCTGCTGTAGCTATAGGTGAAGTCCTTAAAAATAAGAAAGGCCTTGACTTTGAAATTGTAGAGTATGTAACATCAAATAAAGTTAAGGTTAAGTTTACTAAGTCTGGATTTGAGGCTTGGAGTGCAGTAAAAGAGATTAAGAATGGATCAATTCGTGATTGGTTGGCAACACCATTACTGCCGACAATTAAGTATGAGAAGACTGGGATAAAGCGGAAGCCCGCTGTTGAAGTTGGTCAAATTATTGAGAATTTCTACGGATCTACATTTGAGATTATTGAACTTTTGGCTGGAGCTAAATGTAGAATTAAGTTCTTGGACTCTTTTGGTTATGAGAAGGTTGTCCTTAGGAATGATGCAAAACGCGGTATTAGGAACCCTTATCGTTTGAGTGTAGCCGGTGTTGGGTATATTGGTGAGGGCACATATTCACCAGCAAACTCTCTACAGCTATGGACTGTCTGGTCTAACATGATCACTCGTTGCTATGATGAAGAGTCCTTGAAAAAGAATATTACCTACGTTGGTTGCTCTGTACATAAAGTGTGGCATTGTTTTCAGAACTTTGCTGCTTGGTCTGAATCTCAACCGGAGTTTATTAAAAATAAAGACTGGTGTTTGGATAAAGATATTATTGAGCAAGGTAATAAAATTTACTCACCAGATAAATGCTCGTATGTTCCTGTAGCTATTAATAATTTGTTTACTTTGCGGGGTAATAAGAGAGGTGACTATCCACTAGGTGTACATAAAGAAGCAAAGTCTGGCAAATTTATTGCTCAGATTAATCGTGAAGGTCGTAGGATTTGCTTAGGGAGGTTTGCAACACCTGAACAAGCTTTCTTGGTTTACAAAGAAGCTAAAGAGTCTGTTGTAAAAGAAATTGCAGAGAAATACAAATCTGAAATTAATTCACAAGTTTACACATCCCTTATTAATTGGAAAGTTGAGGTAACAGACTGATGGGTGCTAAAAATCGGCAGACGATTGTAGAAGTTGACGGAATCGAAGTTTCGGTCCCACGTACTCGGACACGTAAAACTAAAGTAGGGGGTTCTGCTGTAAATCGGGATAAGTTTGCTGAAGAAAAGGTTTTTAACGCAATGCCCTTTACGCCTATCGGTGAAGCACAGAAACTTGGTGCTTATTATTTGCAAGAGGGACGTAAAATTGTGGCATTGCAGGGACCGGCAGGCGGTGGTAAGTCAATTCTTGCTGCATGGCACGCTGCTAACCAACTGCGAGACAAAGCGATTCATAAACTCTTTTTGGTACGTCCATACGAATCTTGTGGTCGAACAATAGGTGCGGTCCCCGGTTCCGAAACCGAAAAATTGTCAATGATTTTTACTAGTATCTTGGAGCATCTAAGTAAGTTTCTTGGTAAAGCACAACTTGCGTATATGCTTGAAAAGAAAGTTGTGGAGTTCAAAAGCGTAGAATGGCTGAGAGGATACTCTTTTGAGGATGGTGTTATGGTGCTCTGTGAGGAGTCGCAAGGGTTTGACACTGACCTTATGCAAATGATGACTACGAGGGTTGGTGATGGTGCTCAGCTATGCTTGACTGGGGACTGGCGTCAAAAAGATATCAGGAAGGAAACAGGCTTGTTGTACTTGAGCCAACTTCTTGACAGCATTAAAACCAATCCACCTAAGTTTCTGGACGCCGAGGATATTTATGAACTGGAAAACAATATTGGTTTTGTAAACTTCACATTTGAAGATAGTGGTCGTCGTAGTAAGCTTACGAAGGCTTTGGTTAAAGCATTTTACTTTGAGAAGGGTTAAATATGAAAAAAGTTATTGCAAGCTCTGACACAAAGATTATGCCGTTCATGGAACCAAACAAACTCTTTGTCACTGAATATCATGATCACATCCGTTATGATTATTATTTGGTAGGGGAGATTGGTAATCCAGAAGAATACATGGATTTGTGCCACGCTCTTCGCTCCTGTTCACCCGCTGATGAATTTTTCTTGAGGCTGAACAGCGGCGGGGGTCAGGTTCGTACAGGTAATCAGATCATCAATGCTATTCACGAGTGTCCAGCTACAACGATTGGTTTTATTGAGCATGATTGTGGTTCAATGTGTACTTTCTTATTCTTGGCGTGCGATACGTGGGGTGTTAGTAAGTATGCAGAATGGTTTAGCCACACGGTAAGTGGAGGCAATTGGGGCAAAGAATCTGAAACGTTTGAGGCATCCCAATTCTTACGCCGACAAACACATGCACGGGTACGTGAAGAATATTCAAACTTCCTCACGCCAGATGAGATTGATTCTCTTTTGAAGGGTGCTGACTACTACTTTAATGCTGATGAAATCATGGAGCGGTTAGAAGTCTTTGACGAAGCGCGCCAAGCACAGGGTTGCGGTGTAGAAGGTTGCACCGAGTGTGGTGAACAAGAAGAGATGGTAACTATTGACACTATCGTAGAAAACGCCGTAGCCAAAGCCCTTGACGCACACCAGAAAAAGATTGATAATGCTGCGAAACGGTCTGCAACCGCTGCCAAGAAGGCACCAAAAGTAATTGAGGAGAAATAAGATGACAATTGACAAGCTACAGAAAGCTTATTTTGAGGTATTGGCAACAGAGGAGTATCGTATTCCGTACACACAAGAGGGTGCTGATATGGTTTATGAGAAAATTAAAGCTAAAATTGGCGTTGACGATTCGGTTTTTTATGTGCGTCCTATTGCCGAAACAGGGGACTGCTATAGAAAATCTCGTAATTTAGAGCTTGTATTAAAATAACACTTGCACAAACCAATGTGCTGGCTTAAACTTAGCAGCACATGACAAACACACAGGAGAGAGTATTAATGAAATTTGAATTGAATGAAATAGAGGTAAAGTCAGCAGAAGACTTTAAAGCTATGTGCCATAAAATTATGGGCTACGCTGCTAATTCAGATGCAGATATGAAAGTCTTGACATTCGACTATATATTTTCAATCGGAAGTGGTATTGGTCAGGCTTCATCTATTGAATGTCCTGAACTTGGAATCGGTGTGTCACTCACAGACTATGGTTCATGGTAATAAATATGGAAAACCTTGAAACCAACGACTACCAAGAAGACTACCTAGCCACTGTTGAACCCTCATTCAGCATTGAACCAAATGAGTGGCTAGAATTAGACCTAATTTCACAATGTATTGACTAAGGGGAATATTTATGTACCAAACCTATCACAAATCAATGACAAATTTGCTCAAAACAATTAAGGCTGAAGATCTTAAGCAATTCTCTGTTCTCGTTGAAGATAAAGAAACAGAAGTAGATGGTAAAATTATCATCACACAAGAATATGCTCTTGCACGGCCTTGGCCTGTGAAAGTGGAGAATAAAGAATGAGTTCTAAATATGAAGCGCTTTGCAAATTATATGCTGCTATCAATCATCCAGCGAAGGCGAGTAAAAGCAGCGTCACATACTCCCGTGAGAATGTAGATGCAATGTTGGTAGTATTGAATCAGTTAATTGAGTTGGAGAAAGAACAAGAATGAACTCATTTAACACAGGCACAGAAGACGGTTATGATGCAAATATCTCTTCTTGGATTCTTCATGACCTAGAAGATGCTACAACTGAACTTGGAGAGGACATGATTTCTAGTATTTTAGAGAGTATTGATTATGAGTGATTACGATTCGTTCTTGGATGACGAGCTTGAAAAGTATTACGAAGAGTTGGAAGAAGATATTCTGGATGATGAAGATTCGAAGATTGATGTCTATTTAGAACAACAGGAGAATCTTTATGACGGGTACGAGTGAATCTAAAAAGAAAGAGTTACGTACTTCAGTTGTCGAATACGAAGACTTCATTGCTTATGACTATATTCCTAGTGCTGCATTCTATGTGAAGACAGCCCTTCAGATCATTATGCTTCACAGCAGTAAACGTGAAGAGTGCCAAGAGTGGGTGGATTTGAACTACCCGCCGAAGGGGAAATATAAAGTTATTGCAACAAAGAACCAAGTGACAAAGAGTAAATTGGAGAGTGGTGGCCTTAGTTGTACAGGAACTGCTACACGTAAAGGACAGAAAACATATTAGGAGTTATTCATGGAATACATAAAATACTCGGAGGATTTGATAAGTAAAAGTAAAGCTCTTAAAGAACACAATGATTGCACAGTGAAGGCTTGGGTAAATACATTTGATTGCTCTTATGAATCTGCTCACAGTTGGCTAAAAAGACACGGACGGATAAACCGTAAAGGAATGATGAGTAAAGATATCTATAATGCTTTGAATAGTTGCAAGAAAGCTAAAATAAAGATCGGACCTTACGGTAAGACAGAAAGAATAAATCTAAGAGCTTTCTGTGAGAAACACAATAAGGGTAGGTATTATATTCTGGTCAGAGGTCATGCACTTTGTGTTAAGGATGGGATTGTGTATGACTACAAAGACGGACCTAGAAGGTATGTCACATTTGCAGCTAGGGTTTATTTGGAAGGGGAGATTTAAGTGAAGGAGAAATATTTACAAGCTCTTATGGACATGGCGTGCAGGTTTGGAGAGACTAGTGAAGCCACACGCTTGAAAGTAGGTAGCTTACTTTACAAGAATGATAATATCATTGCTTTAGGCACAAACGGTACTCGTGCAGGATGGCACACGAACAAATGTGAAGATGAATTGGGGCAAACTACCCAAGCAGTAAGGCATAGTGAGATTGCATGTCTGGATAAGCTTAGGAAATCTACAGAAACAAGTATTGGTTCAACACTGTTCGTAAGCCATTGCCCATGTCTTGCATGTAGTGTAGAATTGGTTGAAGCTGGGATTGAGAAAGTATTTTACAGGCATGATTATAGGTCTTCAGATGGTATTGAGTATTTGAAGAAACACGGAATTCCAACATTAAAGATTTAGGAGAAACCAAATGATCGGTATTGGCTACGACAGCGAAGGAAATGAATTTAAAATTAAAGACACTAAGCAGTGTCAAGTCAACTCAGTAGTTGCTTTTATGAATGTGCTAGGTTTTAAGTATACACCATATGAATTCATACATGAAGCTCCGGGATTCTACAGTGTACGACACGGTTTTCATGAAGGAGTTGGTAAGATTAGCTTCAGCACTGCTATTTATTTACACAATACAAACCCTAAAGCTTGGGATTTCTCATTTCCTAAAGAAAAGATTAGTGTTGATGAGCTTCTATCTGCACATAAAGCAAAGCTTGTGCAAACTGCAAAGCTTCAATATTCCCGTAAGAATAAAAAGATTATCTGCCAGAACCACATGGTGACATTCACATCTTTGGTAGCTCAAGCGTTGTATCTTGGAGAAATCTAATGACTACTGTAGTGTTATTTGAAAATGGAGGCTGGAACTGGCTTGAGCACACTTCTGTTATGGAGCTTGGCTCACAAAAGCATGTTGAAATAAATATTGGATAGAATTGGTCAGACAGAGATGTATCCGATATGCTTTATGAATATTACGAGACAAATAGATTTTTGCTATTTGAATCAGATGAATGATAAATTTATATAGACGGCTTGGGGTTGCTCCTAGGCCGTCTTTTTGTTATCCTTTATTTACTAATTTACAGGAGATAGACGATGAAACCACTAGTAGAAAAAGCTTTGTTGTTCGCAACGCTTAAACACAAAGGTCAGACTAGAAAATATACTTTTGAACCCTACATAAATCATCCAATTGAAGTTATGCAGATTGTGAGGTCTTTAGAGCCTGAGTATATTGCAATGCATTGTGCTGCCCTTATACATGATGTGCAGGAGGACTGCGGTGTTAGTAATCAAGAAATTTACAAGGAGTTTGGCAGTTGGATTGCATCCCTTGTAGATGATTTGAGTGATGTATCCAAGCCAGAAGATGGTAATCGTGCCAAACGTAAAGAGATTGATCGCCAACATACTGCACAAGCCTCACCAGAGGCTAAGACAATCAAGCTTGCTGACCTAATCTCAAACAGCAAGTCGATCTGTGAACACGACAAAGACTTTGCAAGAGTGTATATCAAAGAGAAAGAATTGCTACTTGAAGTGCTGACTGAAGGTGATGCTACCTTGTATGCACAAGCTCAGCAGATCGTGAAGGATGCCAAGAAGGAGCTTGGTCTTGACTGAAGATTGGGAAGCAAATTGGATCAGACAGCATCCTGATTATTACGACTCAAAAGGACATTCTGAAGCTGTCATCCTAAACATTGAGAAACGTAAGAGGATGGTGGAGTTAGAACAAGAGATTAAAATGTATAAAGAGAGGTTGGGACTATGACTAAGAAACAACTACTAGATAGCCTTAAATTATCCTTAAAAGATCTACACAAAATCAATAAACGTATGCAGCGTATTTCTAAAGAGTTGAAGATTGATGAGAATGAGCATATTAAGAATGCTTTGAATGAAATCAAACAGTTGATTGAGATTGGAGAGAAAGAATGAACACAGCACATCTGACACGAATGACTGATGAAGATCGAGCTAATGCAGCCATCAAGCGTAAAGCTGATCAGCAATGGGCACTAGAGAATATTAAAACTGAATACGTGGACAAACCACTATGGTCGGAATTGGCTTCATCTTTGGGAGTAAAGCTTCCTTTGTGGTGGAAACCAGCTTCAGAGACTAAATATGTAAAACGTGTTGCTAAGAAAGTAGGTGTAGACATTAACCTATTTGTTCAGGCAACTGGATTCAGCACTTTGAAAGAGTTTGTAAGTGCCAACCCTAAACTGTCCGCTGTTGGGCTAGTTGGACTGTATTTAGAGGAAGTACAGGACATTAAATCACACAATCATGTATATCCAGTTCAGAAAGAGCTTAAAAATAAGAGCTAAAGGTAGTTAGTAGTGTAGAAAACAGGGTATATAATTGCGTTCTCTGTTTAGGAGGGGCATTGTATGCCTTTACACAACTCGAAGTTCCTAGTACAATATAATACACACGGAGGAGAAAGATATGATTAAACATTTTGAGAGAAACGCACGAGGTACAGACTATGTGGTTGGAGATATCCATGGAATGTTCACTCTGCTGCAAACAGAGCTTGATAAAATAGGTTTTGATGAAGTGAACGACCGCTTGTTTTCTGTAGGGGATTTGGTAGATCGTGGTCCTGAATCAGAAGAATTCTGGGATTGGCTTCGTAAGCCTTGGTTTCATGCTGTACGTGGCAATCATGAACAAATGGTTATTGACTCCGTTGAAGCTGGTAATGATAGTAATGCTTGTGGGAGCCACGCTATAAATGGAGGAATGTGGCTATATGGTTTACCAGAAGTTGAACAACAATGCTACTCACTAGAAATGAAAGAGCTACCTCTCGCTATTGAAGTTGAAACTGATCGAGGATTGATAGGTATTATCCATGCAGAGTGCCCACTCGGAGATTGGAATCTATTTAAATCTATGTATGAAAGCAATAAAGAACGATTCGATGCTGTCGCTATGTGGGCACGCACTAAGGTTGAGTATAAAGACAAATCTCATGTAGTTGGCCTACATAAACTGTTTGTTGGGCATACGCCGATGAATAATCCAGAGATTCTAGGTAATGTTCATTACATTGATACGGGCGCTTGCTTCAAAGGTGGTAAATTGACTATTGTTAAAATAAATTAAGTGCAACTATTCTTTCACTTTACACACTATACTGCCATAATACTTGCACAATGGAGGTAAAATATGATTTACTTATTCGGATTTCTAATACTATGGTCAATTGTCTTTCTGACTGTCCTAAGTATCGCTTGTAGGAGCTACTAAAATGTACGAATGCTGGGCACTTATTCAAGTGTATAACAATTACCCAAGAGAATGGACAAAGGGGTGGGATTGTGGCACACACAAATCAACAGGGGCAACAGCCTTTCGTCCAGAATTCGATATGCAGAGAGTTTACTATGTTGCTGAGGAGGATTTGTGTTATGATAAGTATCCAAAAGGTATGTGTGAGGAGTGTTTGATGATTGGGATGCACAAGCTACAATGTGATACGGGGTATTGGGAGAAGGTATGAAGATTATTTGTATTATGGCTGCACTAACCTTTATGGTGGGCTGTTCTCCTAGTTCAGATGATTACAGACAAGTGATGGAGACATGTATGAAAAGAGAGGGTCAGTATTTTACAGTCATGATTCCTAGTGTGTTTGGGAATAGACTTGGGGCGGGATGTTTGGAGGGGAGAGAACAATGAGTTGTCATATCTGTAATTGCCATAAACCACCACCAGACTGTCCATTATGCAGTGACTACTCTTACAGTAAAGAGCTTGTACCTCATCTTAAGATAGTCAGTGCTCCTCCAATGAGAGAGTACAGAGGGCTTACACGAGTGAATGAAGCCAATACAGTGGACTGGTATACGGAAAGAGGTGTTCTGTATCCAGATGTATTGATTTCCACAAGGTTGCCTACAACGTGGTTTGGTAGGTTGTTTATGAACAGAGACCAGAAGAACCTTGAAGCAGCTTTGACAAGGAATAGAATGACGTGTACGGAGTGGCCTAGGTGAGTAAGTATGAGGAAATGCTATCTTCTGCAAAGAAATATCTATCTGATGAAGATATGTCCAGACTTGAGGGGGCTATTTCTCTCTTCCACAATCTTGCAGGGAACGATGTAATACGACAGCTTGCAATTAGCCTAGAAGCTATTAGGATTGAAGAGGCAAACAAGAGGGGTTGGGAATCTTTTAAAACTTATGGGGAGGAGTCGGAATGAATACTCTAACTGTAAATGAACACAAGAGTCAAAGCTATGCACCTCGCACATACCACAATGCAGCTCAGGGGTGTACGCTGGCTATTGCTGTAGACTTCAACACAGCAGGAGAACGTCTTACGCACAAGGCCGCAAAGGGTAAGATTGTACAGCAAGAATTCAATATCATCTTCTGGGATGAAGCCATACCCGCACGTAAGTTATATTCGATGCTTAAGAAATATGACTGTCACACTGTGAACATCGCAGGTAATAGTATCTACACTTTACAAAAGAAAGGTGTGACACAGAAAGAAGCTAACCAGTATGTGTATGATATATTAAAGCTTGTAAATACACACTGGCCTATTACAAAGGTTGTAAGTGGAGGTCAGACAGGAATGGATATGGCAGGGTTGGTTGCTGGTGTTGCTTTAGGGCTTGAGACAGAGGCTACATACCCTAAAGGGTTCTTGATGCGATTAGTAGATGGTACGGATGTGCAGTCTAGTGCTGAGGAAGTGAAGACAATGGTTTATGGTATGGCTAAGGAGTTGGATCTGTGACAACTGAAGAACTAATTCAATCTATGTGGTGTAACTGTGGCATAGACCGTGCTGAACCTAAATGGCATTCGATTCATTGCTCTTACAGAGCTGAGTGGGAGTTTCAAAAAGGAACTGTACACATGAATGAGACAGAGAAGCGTTTGGCTGAGAAGATCACCGGTTGGAAAGCAGAGCATGTGAAACAGTACTATCCAGATGAGCTAGACAGAATCTTTATGCAACGAACAGAGGAAGCATACTATTATGGTAAACGACAGGAGGGTAGTAAACTAAATTATGACTAAAGTAATTGTGTACGATGAACTTCCCGGAACGGGTAAATCATGGAGAATGATTGATAAGATTAATAACTCTGACAAAGATCGGAGATTTATTGTTGTTACTCCTTTCTTGGCTGAGTGTCACAGATATGCTGGCACAGTGATTGATAAAGACAGTGCAGATAAACAACTACCCAGCAAAGATGATCATGGAAATATAATATACACAGGAGAAGGCTGTAGTGCATCTGGACGTAGGTTTGAACACCCTATCTCTGGTTACAAGACAAAGGTTGAACACATTGCAAAGCTTGTACATGAGGGACGTGATATTGTAACAACACATGCTGCACTTAAGCTCTTCACACCTGAAACAGTGAAGGATGTAAAAGACGCTGGCTACACTCTTGTAATTGATGAGGAGCTTGAATGTATTAGACCACACCCTTGTAAGATGCACAGACGTAAGATGTTACTAGGCTCTAATGTTATCTACGAGGATGAGTTAGGGCTTTTGCGTTGGAATGAAGATTATCCAATTGATGATATCAAAGACCTAGATAGCTCTGGCTTTAGCTGGGATATGCAAATCAAAGCTCTATGTGACAATGGCAGTCTTGTACTCATTGCAGATGAGAAAGGTAATCGTGACTTGTTCATGTGGGAATATCCTATTGAATTTATCAAAGCATTCGACAAGGTTGAAGTATTAACCTACTTGTTCAAAGGGTCTATGTTTGAGAAATATCTAGACTTCTACGGTATTCAGCACGAAACAAAGTTAGGTATTCAAATGCAATCTAACATCTTTGATTTGATTAACATCATTGACAATCCAAAGATGAATCGTATTGGTGATCGAGAAACTGCTTTCTCAGTAAGTGACCAGAAGAGGTATGCGAAAGATAGCGCTACGGCTGTTACAGTGAAGGCTAACCTTGGTAACTACTTTAGAAACAGTACCTATGGCAAGTCAAACACAGAAGACAGGCTATGGACTTGTTTAGGAGAAGCCTTTAGTACATTCAAAGGTGCTGGATATACTAAGTGTCATATTGCTCACAATACTAAAGCTGTGAACGACTACATGGAAACAAGTCAGTTAGCCTATATCTATAACTCTTACATACATCCTGAACCATACAAATATTTGTTAGACAGAGGTGTTGAGTTTGCACCAGATCAGAATAGGTATCCTTTGAGTGAGCTTATACAATGGATCTACAGGAGTAGGGTTAGGAAAGATGAACCTATAAACCTATATATTCCCAGTAGTCGTATGAGAGGCTTGCTCCAAGATTGGATGGGTGGAAATATGACTTAGTATTTATTTCTGTTTAAAAGTACTAAAATTACACCTCAGCCCTTGTACTACGTGGCTTACAGAGGTGTTGCCCTAAAGGAAGTAGGTATAGAAATATGTTTTAAGTAAGAGCAAAAAGCACTCTTTTCTTATTTATCTCTTACTTCTATTCTTCATCTTTAAGGGTTCTTCTAGTTGTAAATATCAACCATTTTTCTATTTTGGGAGTCAGCTTGTATTAGTGACTCTTTACTTTTCTGTGTGCAAATATCCTTGAAAGCCTTTATTTATAAGGGTTCATACTTTCAAAATTACTGGATATCTTGCTGAGGTGCTTAATGCTCTAGCTACCCACCATAGACAATCTCTATAAACCGTTCAAATATGATAGATTACTTCTATACTCTATCAATCAGTCTAGACCAATCACCTAAGACTATTCCATGCATATCCTATACCAACTCACTGATCGATAGATATCACTCATAACTAACTGAGTCATAATGTAACTGTTCGTTGAACTGGTTTTCCGTTAAATGTTACCCGATAGGCATAGTTAATGGACAATGGGAAGATAAGACTTGACTGTACCCTGTAGTCTGTGTGTCTTAGCACATTGTATGTCCTGTGCAAGTCGACTGACATCTCTTAGACAAAAACTATCGTTTAATACATTGTGATGATATAAAGCTATTGGATTAGATAATTGTTGACAGATAAGTGGGAGTGTGATGCTGGGATGAGGGTGGTTATAGGAGGGAATGTGTATCGAGCTTAACCTACCGGTCAATCTCTCCGACACTGATAGACACTAGAAAGCAGTCAAAAAGACTCTATCACTGTAGTCATTAATACTATACAGATAAAGGGTTTGGAAGGGATTTGCACTATCAACAGAAAGTATAGTAGAGAGGGTATTTATTAATAGTGTTAATAGACTAAGCCCCACAATGCGGTGCTAGAATAATTTCCTGCTAGGGTTAACCTTTCGCTTTATACTTTCTGACTTCCCAACCTTCACCTGTGTTGTCATCCAACCAAGTGTGAGTGGTGCAGATGTTCCCCTCTTTAGACATGTAGGCAGGAAGAGCATCATAAGTCAGACCTTCACAGTCACCAACAGCTTCCACCTCTGTGTACTGGCAGAATTTAGTGATTTTGTAAGATTTGATGATTTCCATGATCTTCTTCCTCTAGGTGTTTGTTGTCTTGATGTGTTTATTTTATAGACAAAAGAAAAGAGCGTCAAGCGCTCTTTGAAGGATTTATCAAATTATTTTATTGTTTGCTCATGTCAGCCTCTGCTGCATACCAGCCACACAACCAGTCAGAAGACCTACTGAAATTAACCTCTTCTCCATCTTGACGTGCATTATAGCCTTTTTGATAGTCGTTCATGACTTACTCTCCATAAATGATTGTTTAGCTTTTTCAATTTTATCAGTAAAAAGAAACATTAATGTTTCAGCTTCTTCTTGAGTATCTCCTGTTGTGTGTAGGAACAGATTCAACTTATCCGACTCAAACCAACAATGCCACACATGGACGGCATAGGAAGATATATTTAAGTCGAGATAAGGCTTAGGAATCTTATCAAATAACTCTCTTTGCTTATCCCTACTAGCTAAGCTTCTATAGACTCTAGTAGGGAAGCCTGCAACTCTAAACATGTTTATTACCCAATCAGTTGACTTTTAAAGGACTTAGCACAGACAGGAACATCCATACCATCATAACGAACAATGTAGCTAACCAACTCATTGTAGAACCAGTTACGACCACATACAACACCTTCACGGAAACCTTTCTGAGTGGAGAACTTAATCTTGGTGCCGATTTCAATTTGTTTGGTTTTCATGGTGCCTCTCCTGTAAGGTTCTTGCCTTCTGATGGCTCTATTCTAAGATAATCCCTATCCCCTGTAAAGCACTATTTCATCTTATTTTACATTTATTTCAGGCAAGACAAAGGGCGGATATGCGCCCTAGAATGTTATTGTCAGCTTTTACTTTGTCATTGCTGCATACTTAGCTCTGCGGTCTGCCTGTACTTCCTTCTTGAACACTTTCATAAACTGACCATTGAAGCTGCGAAGGTTGTTGAATGATACGTCATAAGCAAGCTTTGCAGCTTGATACTCAGGCATAGCTTTGACATGCTCAGGGGTCATACCCATAGAAGATTTACCAAGGGAATCGAAAGCTTGCAAGGCATCGCTATCTGCATCATTGATAGCTTCAAGATTGGCTTTGTAGACTTTAGCTTCTTGATAGTTCATCTCTATATCCTCTGTTCTGGTTTAAGCTTTCGCTTTGGTGTGAGAGAATTATAACAGACTGAAAGGAGTGTGCAAGGATTATTCAGTCTTAAGATTAAATTCTTTAATCATCTTGATACACACAGGACATGTAATCATATTAAGTATCTTACATGAGCTTACAGAGTGTGCTCCACAATGACCTTTCATGTAGGTGATGCCATCTCTAGGATAATGAACTAGAACACTCATAATCAATCCCTATCAAACTTGCAACGATGATTGAGAAGAGCTTGATCAGCATCAGTTTCAGCCTGTACAAGATTACGAACATTTGCCATCGCAGCTTCCCAAGCTTCTGTACCAAAAGGTAAGGTATTAACCAGAGCACGAGCTTCGATCAAAGCTTTAGGTTCTTTGTAGGATTTGGTTTTCATGGTGTTTACTCTTTAGGTTTGCTGTTTCGATGAGCTATTCTCTCAATTCTACCTACCCCTGTCAACAACTATTTTCAGCTAGTCGTTTACGACACAGCTTTAGCTGTCCGTTAGGATGCAGCGTCAGCTGATACTCCACAAAACACATATCACAACAAAGCTTGCAACACAAATCCCCAAGTCTGTATACATCTTCTGACTATCTGTCAAGGATTTGTAATAGGAGATGCATTGCTTACAGAAAGAGATGAGAGATTTCATGTGTATTGCCCTCCGGGCAGTCTCTTTGGTTGGGTTCAATGTAGAGATTATGCCTTGAGCGCTTGGGGATGTAAAGGGGTATTTTTATTAAAATAAGTGAGATTATGTGTTGACCTACCTGTCCACCTTTGCCATAATAGTCTCACTGGGCCACTCCTGAGAAGGGAGAGTGCCTAAGATTTAATATTGTGTGTTTGGGCAAGACGATACTATATTATCGCTTCAAGTCGTTGATGGAGTCAAGTACATGTCAATAGGCTATTTTCAGTAAATTTCAGATAAAAGAAAAGCCCCGTAGGGCCTCTGTTTTAGATTGCTTGGATAAATTCTGGTGGTACACACCGACTGCTCCGGCCAAGCTTCACCCACACCATACCGTCTTTACACTGGAAGTCTACAACACCTTTCTTGCCAATAAGCTTCTTGTCATTGATGATGTTGGTCTTGATCAGTGTGATTGCTTGGTTGGCTTGGAAGTTCATAGTTGTTGCTCCTAGAAGGTTTGTCGTTTCGATGGGGTGATTATGAGGGACTTTCATCACTCAGTCAACAACTATTTTAGAATTTTACCAAAGTAGTTGTGTAGGCTGGACTCACTTCACCATCACCCCAATCCATCTCAGGGTGGAACTCTTCTGTAAGCGTTGCGTTAGCAATCACTTTTGCAAAGTCTTTAGCAGCTGCCTTGTGGTTCTTACCACTGATGATTACAAGATTATCATCATGACCAAAGTGAATAGCCCGTGCAACCATCAGGGAGATATCAGCCCCGTGGATTTTCTTTGCAGAGACATTGATTGCTTTGATTTCGTTGGCGATTGTCATGGTGTTTCTCCTAGAAGGTTGTTTGCTTGTGTGTACGTATTATGGGGTTATCTCTAACCCCTGTCAACAGTTTATTTTAAGAGTTTACACAGATTCGAGCGACATATTCCATGAAGCAAAGGATAGGGTAGACGATAGCAGGGATGATCAAGATAGTAGCTAGGAAGCTGTAAGCGTATTCTTTAAAAGTCATGTTTGTATTCCTTGTGTGTTTCGTTCTGATGGGATCAGTTTATCTATATCCACCAGTGATGTACACACAAAGATTTCTATTAAAGGTAGACCTGCCATAGATTTTATCTAACCCCGAATAGCACCCACAGTGGCCGTAGAGACAGGATAACATAAAGAAAACACCCTATGCAAGCGATGTTTCAGATTAGTTTCACAAATTTACCATGCGCTGCTACCTAAGATCGATGTCAACCTTCCAGCTTTCTTTTGTATCTGCCCCGGAGCCTCATCAGGATTTAGTATTTCTAGTTCTTGATTATATTTAATAGCTGTAGCTGTTCGGCTTTCATACATAGATATCCAGCCAATACCGTGCAACTCTAGATACTCGTATGCACTTTTAGTGACAATCTGTGAATAATCATCATCCCAGCCAGCACCATTTCTCCCCTCAAATCTTGAGTGAAGATAGTATGATTTTAAGAACTCGTAAAGCTCATCAAAGCTGGGCATGTTCCACCTCCGCATCGTCATACCCAAGCCACCATTGGCGCTTAGCATCTCCATCCGCATAGGGGCATATAGGAACATCCATCTTAGAGAAGGCATCAAATCCTTGCCAATACCATGTGGTCGCTTGTTCCACTGTCTCAATCATAATAAGCCTCATCTTTCAGATATTCCATATGCTCATTAACAAGCCACTCTTCCATCTCTTGGATTTGACTCTCTGTCATAAATGAGATGTCTTGCAAAGCCTCCCACTCGATATCAACATAACCATAATAATCGTCTGGATTATCTGCCCTAGAATTTCCTTTAGCTCCTGAGAATGATATAACTTTAAGCTCAATAGAATAATCTTCCATCTCACCATCAATTAGGAATGTTGTCCAATATTCATATACGTTTTTCATGCTCTAATCCTAACACAATAAAGAAGAAAGCGCCCGAAGGCGCCTATTGTTAAACTTTCCAGAAACCACCTTTGTTAGCCTCATCAGCACAAACCTGAGCAGCTTTAGCTACAAGCTTAGCCACTTGATTAACAACATTAGGCACTTCCAATTGGAATGCTTCACAAGCTAGCTCATACGTCTGACCATTAGTCTTTGCCACAAGCTTCAAAGCATCTTCTAAGGCAATCTGTACGAAAGCTGCGGAGTTCATGAAAGACATTGCTGTGTATTGAGCGGTCATGACTGAAGTCTCTATTTGGTGACTAGCTGTTTGCTTGTCTATGAGGTTATTCTAAAGACATTCAGAAGAGTCGTCAACATCTTTCTCAAGAAATTCTATAAATTCTTTTTCTGGTGTGTCTGTATGATAGGTGACATTCGTCACGCCCAGTCAGCGTAGAAATGAGGAATCTCTACAGGATGGCACCAGCGAGCACGAACCTTGTCTGGACTGATCATGAACCTAAAACCTCTTTCACTTAAGTCTGTCATTCAACCTCCCACTCTCTACGCTTATTCCCATTCCTCATTTCTCGCAAACTCTTCTTGTATACATCTTTTCCTTCTGTATAGGAAGCTTGAGCTTGTGCGTTACGCTTTGTCTTGCTGAATTGTTGGAATGTGTGGGATTCGAAGAAGCCTGTATCTTGTGTGTTAGTGTTCATTTGGTTTGTTCCTTTATACGAGTAGCATAACCAAGCATCATATTGAAATTGAAAGGTGTGTAGCCATGGAACTCACTTGTAGGCCACTTGGAGTCAATCTTGGCGATGCATTCCTTAACAGACATATTTTTCAAGTCTTCGCAGGCCATTGCGTAGCCTTCAGCTTGAATTGCATCTTTCTCTTCGCGGGTCAGTTGGGTAGTCATATCTATATTCTCTTTGGTTGACAGAGAGCTTTTCTCTGTTCTTGTACCCACTCTACCTTATCTCGGCGGACATACAAGACTTATTTACAATAATTTCGATTTATTTGTGGCCAAGTCCTTATGATCTTTCAATTAGCTTTATGTCTTCTAGTGATAGCCCTGTCTCTTCTAAAAAATAATCCACTGCCCTTCTGACATCTGGATCCATGGATTTTATCCAAGTCCCGTTATACGGTGTAATCTTCCAAACCATAATTTCTACTCCCGATTCGTTTCATCACACTTTACTCCCTGTAACATACCACTGCATATCCTGCCTGTACAGCTTGAAACTTGTAAAGCCATCTGCATACAATTCTTCAATTGTAGCTATTGCTGCTGTGAATGTGTTGTGGTTTGTGTGATTCATTTTAGATTCCTCATAAAATAAACTTTTCATAGGAAATTTTAGTAAACTCTGGATCATCCTTCATCTGCTCATACCAATAAACAGCATGTTCTTCATCATAGCACCATGCCAAAACACCACTACCCCAACTCTTTGACTCACCGACAATGCACCACAATTTGTGATCAGGTTGTATAGAGCATGGGAGTTGCATTACTGAGTATTTCATTTTCAAAGTGCCTTCAATTCGTTAATGTAGTTTCTTGCTTTCTGGTGCCATCTTACCAATATCTTACCCACCTTGCAAGCTTTTATTAGTGGATTTCTCAGACAGTTGGAGGGGTTTGTGTTCAACAGCCACACAGGGTAGTCTTCACAGCTGTCATCACTCGCACTATCATTTTCTACGTTGTCTTCATAGCTTTCTGTCGAGAATTCTTGTGTGTCTTCGTCTGTTGTATCAAGTTTGACTGACAATGCTTTTTGTAGCAACACTTCAGCGCGATTCCTCTTTACGATCAAGATGTCACGAAGCTTTGAATACTTACCAAGATCCATACCAGCTTTCTTGGCCTGTTCAAGCTCTATAAGCTGTTCTGTCAGACGACGTACTCTTGCAGCCTGTGGTAAGATTTTATCTTCGATGCTTAGAGAAGATTTCTTGGTAGGTGCAGCTTTGTCTGCGTAGGCAAGTAAATTTGCCTTACCATTTGGCAGACAGTGATTTAGATTCACAGTGTCATTAACAGCATGCATCTCTTTTGGAATCTCTTCAGTAGGACGAATCTGCTTACGAAGATGCCAGTAGTCAGCGCCTTGAAGGTTAAATGGGAGGTGCGTTGCTTCTGACTTCCACTGCCTACCGTTACGGCTCAAACCCTGCCAGTCATCATAGTCACCTTGAAGAGTGCTATCACCGTATCCTGATCTACCCTTACTAGTCCACATGTCTGTACCCTCTAAAGCTTTTTCTGTTTCGTTGAAGCTATTCTACAGGCAAACAAAAAGAGCCGCAAGGGCTCTTTAGGATATTTATTAGGTTTATGTGTAGCTCCAAGTCTTACGACTACCAAACTCAATTGATTCACTCCCGTCATAATCACTAATACTGAAAGCTGTGCCCTTTTCAACCCATTCAACTTCACGATCTGATAGACCCCCTTTGTAGGCATCAGGCCAGTTCTTTTCAGCAATTTTAATCCACTCTTCTCGGGGTAGGTTCTCAATTGCGTGTGCAAGTTCTTGATCTAACGCTTGCTCAGGTTCTCCCCATGTAGACCAACCAGCCCCGAATCCCGGACTATAAATAATACCAATCTTGTCTTCCATTGTCTCTACTCCAATTTTATGTTAGGCATTATTGCCAAGGGTTTTACATCTTAACTACTACAAGCGATTAGCCACATGCCCACAGACACTACACCTCACAGTGCTAATAAACAAAGCACACGGCACCAGCACCACTAACCATAAAAACCCGGTCAAGAACACCATCACCAAATGAGCAAACCAGCCCATAGCCGACATACCTGTCTTGATGCCGATTGTATTCTTTTTACATGTGGGACACTTGCACATTAATTGGCTGCTCATGAGATCTTCTCCGGCACCATATCGGCATTATAGTGGTGTCGAAGTAACCACTCTTGAATAAGAGCGTCAGCTACGTCTACATCCTCTTCATAGTAAAGTTCAGGCCATGACTCTCTGATAAAGTCATTGCAAAATGCTTGACCAAATCGTTCATTTGAGCAGCGATATGAATGCCAAGCACTAATCCATTTTCCGTAAGTCATAATCTTCTCCAAAGTTCAATATTATTGTCTTTACACCAAACCAGAGCCTCTTTAAGAAATCTGAAGCTAGGTGTACGTTTACTAATACCTTTTATAGAGTAAATTAGGTAGACTCCACGCTCACTTCGCTTGATTTCCATATCAACTCCAAATAGGTTTCACAAGGTAACGAATAGCACCGTGTGCAAGGTCTTTCTTGTCAGCAAATCGGCTAGCCAATGCGCGCTTACCTTCACCGTAAGACTTGATCACTTTACCAGTTTGCTTGTCTATTACGTCGTATCCGATTGCCTTGTTCATGTCTGTATTCCTTGTGTGTTCTGTTTGGAGTAAGCTGCCGCTTTGTCTTAAAACAATCTTATTGGAATTCTCTCAGGGAGTCAAGAGAATTCTGTAAGGTTATTCAGTTTCTAAGTGGCTATCTGGCACATCATTTTCAGCGTCTTCATAACCGGCTTTGTATGCTGAGTGACTGCCTTCCCGGCCTTCTGTACACCAATCTGAATAGTCAATCTTAAGATTACCTTGAATGTAGTCATTATAGCCAAGGTCGTATGCTTTTTCGTTTGCTGTCAGTTGTTCAGTCATTTCAATCTCTCCAGATTCTGTAGAAGCTTTCTGCTTCCTATGTGTTAGATTCTATGCTCGTCTGAGAAGGTAGTCAACATATTTCTTCAATTATTTTACACAAAACTAAGCCCCGCATTGCGGGGCTGTATATCACACTCTAGCTTTCAACAAATTCCCACACGTCTCAGCTATCAGCAGAAGTAATCCCTTAGCTTCCATCAAATTCTCAGTTTTCTTACTACTAAACTCATGTATAGCCTCGACAGCTTCAACGAATTCTGTTAGCTGTTCTTTGAGAAGCTTTATCTCTTTCTCCTCAAGCTCGAAAAGGTCATTCATTAGCTTGAGTTGATCTTTCACTTCATCAACATTCATTGATGGGATTTGTGAGGGTATCTGTATGGTTGGCTGCACAGGCCCTACAAACTCCTCGAGTTTAATCTCAACAGGCTTAGGCGCTAGCTCAACCACTTTGTAATTCTCATCACCAACCACCCAATCAGGGAGGATGTCTTTAAAGAAGTAGTCTCGACCATCACGGCTGACATAGAAGACTTTAGGAAGCTTGATTGAGTTAGTCATAATCAAACCTCTCAGTTCTGGCGAGCGATTGAGGAGTAGGCTTCACGCAGGGTTTTCTTGATACGTGTCTTGCCATCTTGAAACCGAGACACACGATAACCTTCACGACACTTGACAATCAGGCCAAGGAACGTGCCATCTTCTGTGAACATTCTACGAGTGTCGCTACCTGTGACGGTAGAAAAGTGACCTTTTACAACGTTATTTTTAGTGCCAGCCATGTTCGTATCTCCAAGAATTTAAGTAAGATGCACACCATTGTGCTACTACCTTAGAGAACACTGCCTACTCCACTTCTACTTCGTTCTCTCTTGAAGCCAATACTAAAGAGGTGCGGACTGTGTGTCAACACCTTTGTTACTAGTTCTTTCGTTTATTTTGAAATTATCTGCAAGTCATTGATACATAACGCATTCTGACCAGATATTCTTGCCACGGCTGTCCTTAGAGAAGCTAAACTCAATCACATAACCACCTAATAGTGTGAATTCACAATCAAATTCTCCTTTGTAAAAGCTTAGGAGACGGCCATCAGCCATCAAATGAAGCTGCTCATCCTTTGAACACTTGTATTTCTTGCCTGTGGCTAAGGATGTGATTCGATATTTCATGTGTTACCCTCCGGGCAGTCTCGGTGTTTGGTTGTGTTCTATTCAGCGTATCGGCTGATGTTGGCGAAGCTTTAGGAATTATTTTAGGTTGTCTGAGTAACGGCTATCATACGCTTGCTCACATCAGACATCCATTCGTGAACAGCCTCCAAAGAATTGAACCCTCGTGCTTTTGCAAACTCAAGTTTCAACGGAAGGCTGGTTAGCCGAATACGCGTAGCTTCATCTCGCAGTATAGCCTCAAGCTCTGCAACATGAAAACGGCGTTGGTATAGCTCTTCTGCTTGCTCATCCAACAAAAGCCTAGCTTCTTCACAAACCTTTTCATAGTCAGCCAACAGAACAACACTAATCCGTCCAAGTGCTGGCCCCTCAACCAAACCACTCTCTGTAACGTGATATGTTTTAACCATGAATTTACTCCTCAATAAATTTATGAATCTCTTGCATTCTATCCCAATAAGCTTTATCACCAGCGTCATCAGGAATCAGATTATTACCTGCATCAATGACAGGATCAATCCAATACTTAATCTGCTGCATCACAGCATGACCAGACCCTAGACTAATTCCGTATGTCAAATCTCCGCCACATTCAACCCACCCTTCTGCATATTCATCTTGCGGGGCGAATGCTTTCTCTGTAGCTGCAATAGCTTTCTGAACACGTAGGAGATATTCCATTAAGATGCTCCTCCCATAGCCGCATAAACAAATACGCAGTTGACTAGTACAAATGCAAAGTTCATACCGGCAAGCCAGTAGTTTTTATTAGTCAACTGATTGCCGCAGCACACTGCACAAATAATAACAGCAACTAGATTGAGCATCTACACCACCTCAACAATTTTAGTGTTCAAACCCTTCATCATAATGTTCCAGTCTTCACCACAGCCTTTGTGCTTCTTGCGAATTGAACCCTCTGCAAAGAATGCTTCTCCCTCTCCATCAATACTATCAAACAGTGGTTTATGAAGAAGATAGGACACACCCTCATCTGTCCATAAAACTTTCCCTGTCAATCTGCAAATAAAATCTTCGTCGGGTGCAACAATAGCATGGATAAAATAACTTCCATTGTATTCAGGCAGTCCCTTACTTTCAAGTAATACCTCTTCTCCAACACTGAACCAATTATTCATGTGATCTTCTCCAATAGAATTTTCATTTCAGCAGACACATTCTCACATTCTTTACGCTCTGTGTCTATCAATTTCTCAACAAATTGACAGCAAGCATCTTTGTATTCGCTACGACAATTCTTCAGCATCTCGTATACCTCGTAAGGGCTGCCAAGAGGTGCTTTGTAATAGGCAGAAAGGGCCTCAGAAACACGATTGCGTAGAATTGATAGCTCGACTAGGGCTACACTGTTTGTGTCAGTTTTCATAGGATTAAACCTAATCTTTTGTAGTGTTGAATACCATCAAAATAACCATTTTCAAACTCTACTTGGCTTGCCTCTGAAACCAAACCATAGACAGGAGGTTTAAAATAACTTTCGTGTGCAGTGTCCCCATAAGAATTAGCAATCTGCACATCATCTTCTGCGTACTTCAAGCCCTCAAACCAAAATGATTCAGTTCTAGCTAACATTTCAATTTCTCCGCATCACTACTCATAGCTTTATCCACCATTCCACACAACTCCTTCCCAGCCTTCTCTGGTATATCCATAAGCTCAAACACTTTAAGCCATTCATTAGAGAGCTGTCCGTAAGGGGTTTGACAGGCTGCTAATAGGGATTGGAAACGTAAGGCGTTTAGTTTGTCTTCTATGGAAGAGCGTTTTGTTACTGTTGCCACTTTCTTTTTAACTGTCATTTGATTAGCTCCAGTTTTCTCAGGTTATTTCTTCAATTGTAAATTGATCTTGTTTATCAAACAATCCTTTACGATCCCCAAAATAGTCTAGGTCGTAATAAGAATACATGGCAAGGTTGAAAGCATTCTTTGCAGCCATAGGTGAGCACCAACCACACTTAGAACTGAACCTCAGCAGCTCTCCAGAAACACTATCTCGGATAACATAAACTTTAGTTGTATTTATTTTACTCATACATCACTCCAATCCAATTTAAATTCTTGTGCAGCCTTTTTCATAAGACATCCCAATGCACGGTTCTGCATTACGACATCCTTCTCATCCTTTATCTGCCATACAGAGTCTTGTTGGCATTTGTGAATGGAGAAACCAGCGGATGTTAGCTGTGAGAGGATGTTTGAGCAATAATTATTCTTCATTTCTTCTCTACCACATAGACTAGAGTGCTGGTTTGTTTGTTTAGTCTATCTGCAAACTTTTGAGCAGACTGCTGGCTACTGAAGTCACCACCCACCTGACAAGAATTGTCTTTATCAATGACAATGTAGTTATAGTTCATAACATCTTCTCTCCAACATTCCAATGTGTATTTCGTTTCTGTGTATTGATTGTAGGGCAAAAGAAAATCCCAGTAAAGCAATCATTTCTAATCACTTAGCTTGGATTGATAGGGCTTTTCTATCGTGCTATTCTCCAATAAGCCTAGTAACAATTTTCTCTTTCCCACACTTATAACATTTCTCAACATGTTGCACTTTACAAGGCCAGTCATCAGTGAGAGGCATGAATAGGTTGTGATAATGTTGGTATGTGTGCTTGCAGAATAGGTGTTTTAGGAATTTCATTTACCGTTTGCTCCTACAATCCTTTCTTTACCGCAAAGCGTACACTTCATTTTGTATTGTGAAAATAGGCCAATACCGAAGAATGTGATAGGTTGTACTGTTTCAACTTCTACGTAATTATGCGTACAAAACATACGTTTAAAGAATTTCATTTATTATTCTCCTTTAACTTTAAAGATTGCACCATCAATACATGTAATCTGACTATTACCATCCGTTGTATACTTAATTTTAGCAATACCTTTATTGTTGGTGCAATAAGAACCAATCTTATTAATCTCATCAGTATCGATTGTAACAGATGTGGAATCGAACACAGTCCAGCCTACACAAACACAACAGACGATCAAGACAATTAATTCACTCATTTCCAAGCTCCCTCTGTTTCTTTATGAAACTGTTCGGCATAACCATTAAAATCTGTCCAGTCTTGCACTAACACTTCATGTCTGTCAGGGTATCCTGTACCCACCCGCATTGGTATGAATTTGATCAAGGCAAACTTATCTGTCGTAGGGTTGAGGATAAAATAGTAATGACACTTTCCGACTATCTGGTAATTCCAATCGGTGATTGTCAAGTAGCCCATTTTATTGCACCAGTCAAGGTATTCTTCTTTATTCATTTAACAATCTCCAAAGCATCAATAATCGCACATTGAATCTGGGCTTTCAACTGAACTTCCCCCCTCTTCCAGTCGGCATCAAGAATGCTCATAATCCGTTGCATACAATCTAAAGCCACTTGATCAACATTTGGTGTTGTGCCTGTGACACGCTGCTCAATCATCTTCCAAACTTTATCGTATTCAGGCCAGTCTGACTCAACAACTACACACTCAACCATTGCTTTACCGAAGTGAGCGTTACGGTAAATAACATCAGATCGTTGCATTCCATCTTCATTAAATTCATCACTAAGCAAGCTTAGTTTTACAACCATGTAGCGGTCTTCATGTTTAAAGTTTTTCATTCTTTATCCTCCATAAATTTCCAACCAATAATTTCATCACAATTGCCAAATTCAGTGTTCAATTCCCCCGGAATTTGGCTACTCAAATACCACCAATGCTTTGTGTAATCCTCATACCTCCCCACATCATATTGTACATTTCCTTGCCAGTCAAGGCCACACATAAGATAAATCTGTGATCCATCTTTAGGGATGTCACGGTTAGTTATCCACGGGCGTGTGTCTTGGTGCAGAGTGGACAGGAATGAGGTGTATTGTTTTTGGTAGGTCATGTTAATCACACCATCCCGTTTGTTCGTGCTCTTTACGAGCCTTTGGGATACAATCTGCACAAGCTCTGCCTGCAAAACTATACCGATATGTTTTGTCTACTTCTTTCTTGCAAATCCCACAAGTGATTTCTGCTTTCAAGAATGTATCAGGATTATATACTTTAGGCAAATCAATACAAAGTTTGTCTGGTGCCCAAGCGCTCAACTGAACTTCATACTTCCACTTACCAACATCTTTACGAGTGATTGCACTAATGACAAAACCATTTTTAGTGAGACGACATGCACGCTCAATAGATTCTGATGGGTATGTTTGAGAATGCTCCCATCCATCAGCAATAGCGGCTTGAATGAAAGCGTTAGCTGTTTCCAAGTATTTCACATCATTTGTGTGTCCGAATTCGTTAATCATTTTAATACTCCTATTACGCTAAGATTTTACTTTCTTGAAGCACATTAGCATCTTTCCAAGACATTTTCAAGGGAATTAGCGAAGCAATTCCAAATTCTTCTCGAAAAGCGTCTCCCATTGCATTCTCCAAAAGCCCCACGTCAGACATCCTGACCACGAAACTGTCATGAATAGGCAAGATTGGCTTCATTTCGTCAACAAATTTCTCAATTACTCGCTGTGCAAGGTATGAATCTGCGTTCTGCAATGCAAGACCGAACGAATCATCCCGGCAATAACAAGGAATAAAATCTGGTGTCATGATGTAAATGTGTTCTCGTACCTTTTTACCAGTATTTAGACTCTTATCAATATTCCAACCTTGAGATTTAAACTTTGTAATCTCTTTGTTTATTGCACGATCAGCACTATCTTCAGTCTTAGAGTTGAACAGAATGTTAATAGAAAGTTTAATCAATTCACGGTGATCATCATTCTGCAAACACTCGGGCAGAATATCCATATACACATCAAGTGGAAGGTTCTCCATACTTATCTGTTCCATCAAACTGGCAAGCCTGTAGTGAAGGTTAGAAAAATCAATTTCTACAACCTGCTCACCATTGATAGTGATATCCAGACGGGCCTTAGTCTTCTTGTGTTTAATCTTCAAAGCATCCGAATGAAAGTAGCGACCACCATGCTCAAAATCTTTATTAAAAATACGAGAATAGATGTTAGTCATGACATTCCCTTCACCATCTTTAATATCATGCAACTCATTAATACGATTTAGTTTCTCTACAACCTTACGTGCAGCTTTAATATTCTTATTATCTTGATAGTCAATAGCCTTACCATATTCATTACGCAAGATAATAGTCTGAAGGCTGGCATTATAAGCAGCAATAGCGCTCTGTACTTCCTCATCTTTAGAACAGAACTCAGCAATAAAGGCTTCAGAAGGTGTGATGTAAGACATAATTCTCTTTTCCTTATCTATATGACCTTTACCCACGAAGTTCTCAATATAGCCTAAAGCTTCAAGGGTGTCAATGCATTTCAACAGTCTGTGTGTTTGTATACCACGTCTGTTGTACTTAGTTACAGACGTACTGTGATTACCCTTATGTCGTGAGTACAGAAGCTTCTCCTGTCTCTTAACACAAGATATGAGATTAACTATGATAACAGCAGATAACTCTTTATCTTCTATCTTATTTATGTATCTAATCTTATTCCTTACAGATGTAGAGATATTAATATTGTAGGTTAACAATCTACTCTTAAGGCTGTACTCTTCTACATCTTCTATCACTATTCCAACTCCTTCTTCCTCTTCTGTTCATATGGGTACAAAAATGATAACAAAGTCAATGAATACGTGGCCTGTAGGGCATTCCCTAAAGCCACTTTTTCACACTGGATCACAGTCATTCCTTATTTACCAAATAGCTAACCACTTCGATAAGCTCCATGAAAGCCTCTTGAGGAAGTCCACCATTCCATTTATTGATGGCGTCAAACAGAGCATCATTAGCATATTCTTTCTTGAGAGTGTACTTCGCCTCTTGCATAGAGAATTGACCGCTATCATACATAGCCCGCACTTCGCCTGATTGTATATGTTTCATGCTTCATTCACCTCTTTCTTAAATTCTTCCCACAAACCTTCAACCTCTTCACCTAAAAGATATTGGTCGGATGGATCACAACCCGCTTGGTTGCTAGGATCTTCATTCTCATCATTCCAAGCATTAATACCCGCCTGAAGTTCTTGTTCTTTGTCAAGAATATCTTCAAGCATCCAGATTAGCTTCTTTGCTTTAAACCTGGCCATACCTTTCTCTCCAATCAATTAATTTCAATGGCACATCATCTCACGAACACACAGCCTAAAGCAAGCTTTTGAACATGATATGTTTTCACAGGAGTAGCAGTGAACGTGAGCAGAATTCATACAATCATTCCCCCTCTTCAGCACTCTTCTTCTCAAACAATTCTAAGTCTTTAATAAAGCGCTCAACAGACTCTTTGTCAGCTTGAATTTCAAAGAATCTTGTGTCGTCTATCTGATAACAGGTGGACGTGTCTGGTATGAAATCATAAGAATTATTCATCGTCTGTCAACCCCTTAACACCTTTAATCGGACCATATTGCTCAAACCCACCAATGCCCAGAACACAGTCTAGGTAATCACTGCCCGTCCCTTTATATCGAGTTCGCATAGAGTCTATGCGTTTATGTGCACGCCCTAGGAGTAGCCTTAGTTTTTCATTCTCTTTTAAGCTCTCTTCATACAACAATTTGTAGTCAATCATTCCTCACCCTCCAATTCCTTCAACATTTCCCGAATATCCTCAGCGCTAAGCCACAGAGGGGCGTCCTCTTGCTGGTGATGTATCGTAGTATTATTACTCATAGCATTACCACATTTATCCCAATCTGTACCGTTGGTTGTGTTCATTTGTTCAATACATCCATAAAGATTTCATAACCAAGCATTTCTTCATTAATAGCATGCTCCTCAGCCTCTTTACGTGACTTGAACACGCCTTTGTAGTGACCAGCAACCGAACACAGAATATAAACTCTCATCTCTGCAACCTCTTCCAATAAAATGTGTAGCCAAGCATCCCTCACCCAAACCCCCCTGTCAACAATTATTTTCAAACCTTTGTGCCTGTTCGTCTACGGACATTCTCCACACGTCTTCAGACTGTCTTCTGAAAATATTTCAGCACACCCCTTGACTCGGGGTGGATAGTGGATTATCTTGTGGGCTATTGAAGAACAAACCCCGACAAGGAGAAACACAAAATGAAGACTTACAAACCAGAAGACGTAACGATCACGTTTGGTAAAGGCACTGCTCTGAAAAGTATTATCAGTATTACAGTTCCTGAAGTGAAGCCAGAGATTCCTAAACGTAAATTCAACCTGAACACAGACTACAAGATCGCTGGTCGCAGCTTTGCTGAGTATGTCACACGTCGTATGCTTAAAGACGGGATTGGCTTTCAGGCAAAGACTAGCTACAAGGAAGCTTGCACAGACCTTTTCAGCTATATTGCAGCACCTGTACCTCAAAACGATGGCGACTTCCTCACCTATTGCCATGAACTTGGTCACTGCAAAAGTCATCAGTATTTTTCATCGTCAAGTTTTTACAATGCAACTTGGTCAGGTAAGTGGACAAAAGAACGTTTGGTTTCTGAAGTGAATGCTTGGAAGTGGGGTATTCGGTATTTCAAGAGGCTTGGCTATACTCTCAAGGAAGAAACAATTAAAATTATCCAGTGGTCCCTTGATGGTTATTTTGCAAATGCTGAAGATTTGTCTATAGCTAGTAAGCTCTCTAATGAGTTCAAAGCTTATTCCGGCATTGACACAAAGGTCCCTACACCAACGCTTAATATCCCTAAAGATCATGCCTTGTTTGGAGACTATAGCCGCCATACAGCTGCTGAATTGTCTTTGAAGGCTGAAGCTCGGATTGAGGAGCTTGAAGACGTTCCCAATGGATTACTCAATGAAGCTCATACGGCATCAAAACCTTTGCACAAACATTCCGAGTGGTCCATAAAGGCTCAGAAACTGTTGGAGAATAAACAATGACCAAATCAGAAGCACTACAAGCCATCAAAGCAGTCCTTGAAGAAAGCTTGGATTACTTTGAGTATTTCGATACAAGCGGTGATGAAGATGAACACGCTGATATCTATTGGGATATCAAGGATGTAATTTCTAGCGTTGAGAAACGTATTTAAATTTAAGGAGAACACATCATGACAGAGGCTCAATTCTTGAGGCAAAAGGCTCTGTTGTGTGGGGAATATAGCCTACGAATCAACGATGACAGGGAAGTGAAGGAAACGTTAGGGATAGATGATATCGATGTTTTTGTGTAGGGAGTTTGTTCACTAAGTGTGATAAGTTTGGTTAATTAATTTAGGGGGTTTTTATGATGTTAAGAACAGAGGCAGACTTTATACTTGCAAGTAATCTATCCTATGATCTTGCGGGTTTGGTTGTCACATACTTAAATTTGTACAGAAAGTATATTAATGGGTTCAATAGTGTTACGGTTCCGGACAAAGAATTCGCAGTGACCGTTAGACCTCCAACAAAAGAAGGATTTTTAACAGCAGTATTGCACTGGACAGATTATACAACTCATACTAAAACATTATACTATGATACAGATAGTGACTATTTTAGTGAACAATGGGGTGCTGATAACTCTTGCGGAGAAACTTCTTATAGAGAAGATTATGCAGAATCTAGTGGCATTTCAATACCAATCAAGCACTTGATGATGCCAGAAAGTGATATGATTAAATACTTCCAAGAAAAGAAAGTTTCAGTGGAGACTATTAAAAAAGAAAATGTTAGACAAGAGCAAATTGCAGAATTGAAGAGTAAAATCCAAAAATTGGAGTCCGAACAATGACTATCAACATAAACACAACATCACTTTCGACATTCTCAAGTGATGAGCTAATTTCTTACGCTGAGAAGGGTTTGTTGGAGTCTGATGGATTTTGTTTGGTGAGTTGGTGGAGAAATTGGTAGAAGATTTTTATACACAAAACTCTCAAGAATTCCTTCGTGGCTATGAAGCTGCAAAGGATGAATATAATGGTTATTGCGCTGAATGTGGCGAGGATATGTGATGAAAGAATTAGGTATGCTTTTCCTTTTTCTAGCTTTTGTGGTAGCCTTATTCTCCACAGAAATTACTACTGATTTGAGGAAACCAGATTCGCAGATAAAATCAACACTTGGTTTACAACAGAATAAATGATATCTCTTGACGATGCACGTTCTGAAGGGTATAGTGAAGGAGTTGGTGCGTGTATAGGTGCGATTGAGAATTTGTGATTAGGAGGGGTTGTGAGTTATTTCAAAAAATTGAAGGAGAGAGAAGTGGAAGTTTTTACAAAAGAAACAGTTGATGAAGTAAATAAATACGCAACATTCGATGCACCAGACCGTGGAGTACGTAAAGCTACTCTTGAACGCTTTGGTGTTAAAGTTGCTGTCTCTGAAAAAGATGGTAAGACACCAGAATCTTTCTATTTCCCTTCCTATAACCAGAAAGGTAAAGTTGTTGGCTACACTAAACAAGATGTGACTAAAGGAAAAGACGAGAAAGGTCACTGGACTGCTGTTGGCAGTGTCTCTATTGGCAACAAATTGTTTGGCCAAGAAGTTGCAGAAAATACCAATCGAAAACGGACTAATCTTATTACGACAGAAGGCCAATGGGACTGTGTTAGTGTATGGCAGGCGGCTGTCGATAATGTAAAAGGTACAAAGTTTGAGGGGCTTGAGCCACTCGTTGTTTCTATCCCTCTCGGTACTGCTAATGCTGTAGAAGCTTTGCTTCACAATGAAGAATATGTAAAGAGCCACGACAGCCTAACTATTTTCTTTGATGATGATTACTGCACACCAGCAGAAACAAAGAAGGGCGTTATGAAGGGCCATGAAGCCCGTGAAGCTGTTGCTAGCGCATTGGTTGGCTCAGGTTTGTCTTTAATGACAGTGGTGCCAGCAGACGGTTTCAAAGATGCTTCTGATTACTTGCAAGCTAATCGGGCCGAAGACTTGGCTAAACTTATTCAGTTTGGTAAACGGGCTTATTCTGCTGAAAAGATTGTTAAGGCATCTGACATCAGCATTGAAGAGTTGCTTGAGCCACGGCCAGAGGGTGTGTATGTAAATGAATTCCCTAAGCTTATGGATAAGCTTCATGGGTTTCGTATGCGCGAGCTAGTTTTGCTCACCAGTCCCTCGGGTGTTGGTAAATCAACTGTTACATCTATTTTTGCCAGTTCTTTTATGGCGTCTGGTGAAAAGCTTGGTATGATTTACTTGGAAGAAAGTAATAAAGAAACAATGCAACGATTGATTGCATCTAAGTTGAAAGTAAGTTACTTGAAGTTTAAAGACAAACCTTTGGAATCTGCAACACTCGAACAGATCACACAAGCTCGTGATGAAATCGTAGATAATGACTTGCTGGTAATGTTGGGCCACTTTGGGAGTTTGCCAGTAAGTGAGCTTATGAACAAAGTCAAACATATGCACTTGGTTGAAGGTTGTAAGTTTATTCTTATTGACCACTTGAGTATGGTTATTTCAGGAAGTCATGTAACAGATGAGCGTAAAGAACTTGATATTGTTATGACTGAACTTGCTGCATTCTGTGCAGCCAATGATGTTTGTGTTATTGCGGTTAGCCATATTAACCGGAGTGCCGCTGAACAGTTCAAAGCTCCAAAAGGAAATGAAGACAAACCGTTTTGGGTTAAAGTTTCAAAGGAAATGATGCGCGGGAGTTCTGCGCTGGAGCAATTGAGCTTTGTCATTATTGGTTTGGAGCCTCAGATTATGCCAGATCGAAGCCGTGGTAATGTTCGCCTCACTGTTCTGAAGAATCGCCCGTGGAGTTACCTAGGTGTTGCTGATGAATTTACTATTGATGAAAACACTTGGGCAGTATTGCTTGCTCAGGAAGTTCCAGATGATTTTTAAGGACTAATAATGGCTCACGAAGACTTGACAGGTAATAAATATAACAGATGGACGATCATAAGTTTTGCTGAATCTAAAAATGGTAGGCCCTACTGGAATTGTTTGTGCGACTGTGGTAAAGAAAAAGTAGTTAGGGCGGATCAAATTAAAGACGGAAATTCTCAATCGTGTGGTTGCCTTAGAGCAGAACGCTCTTATAGAACACATGGCATGTGGAAATCTAAGATTTATGCTGTATGGGGTTCAATGGTTTCACGCTGCACCAATCCAAACGACCCCAATTGGGATAAGTACGGAGGAAAGGGCGCTGGTTTGGATCAAGAGGACTGGCGTCAGTTTGAAAACTTCTTGAGGGATATGGGTGACTCGTATAAAGAGGGTTTGACTTTAGAACGAGAAGATCCTAAACTTGGTTACTCTAGAGAAAACTGCGTATGGGATACTTGGAGAGTTCAAAGCTTTAATAAAGGTATCTTTAAAAACAACAAGTCTGGCAGAACAGGTGTGGCATGGGTTGAAAAACAACAGAAGTGGCGTGCCCGTATTGGGGTTGAAAGAAAAGATATTAACTTAGGCTATTTTGACACCTTCGAAGAAGCCTGTGATGCCAGAGCTGCTGGCGAGATTAAGTATTTTGGAAGAACAAAGGAGTAAGAAATTGGATATTACTTGGGACCGGGAAACAACAGGTCTTTTGAATCAAGAGGCTATCGATTACACAAGCAGCCCATTCAAGCTGAAAGAGACTTTTAAGACTCATTGTACTGTTGTGGAAGAACATCAAACTGGTAAGATTATTGCCTTTTATGACGGTCCTGAATATATTCTTGATGGTCGCCGTTACGAAGAGGTAATTGAGGGGCAAACATATCTTCTTGAAAACTATCAACCTCTTGAGTTTGAAAAGCGATCTATTGCTGAGTTTAAGGCTTACGTCCTAAACAACCCACTGCATAAAGTGGTGGCTCACAACCAGATCAATTTTGACTTGATGGTTGGTAAGATTGAAGAAGATATGGACTTCACCGTTGAACAAGATACTTGGTGCGGTAAACCTGTTCTATTTGAAGATACACTTGTAATAAGCAAAGCGCTTAACCCGGATAGGTTGGGCGGACATAGCTTGGACTCTTTGTCTGAGAAAGCTGGCTTGCGCAAGTATTCTTTTCGTAAACACATTCACGAATCTATTCGTTTCAAACATTTTGCAGCGGACATGTTATTTTATTGCATCATAGATGTCTTGGCGAACACAAAAGTTTACAAGATGCTGGAGGCTGAGAAAGGTGATTGGGATTGGTTAGACGCTATCAGTCTGGAAAAGTCTGTTGCGGAGATTATCACTCGCCAAGAGCACCGAGGATTTGACTTTAAGACAGAACGTGCAATTGAACTGGTTCGTGATCTTGACATCAAACTTGAGGCCTTGCGCAGTGAAGTTGAACCTGTCTTGCCACCAAAACCATTGGCTAAGACGCGCATGGATTTCTACACACCTTCGGAAAAACAGTTTAAGAAGTCTGGCGAACTTAATGAAAACATTAAGAAGTTTGTAGCTAAACACGAAGGAACAATTAGTGAAGATAACGTAGCAACAATCTTTGGTAAAGAGTATCCACTACCAATGCCTGCTGTACCATTGCTCACTGAAGTACCATCAACTTTGAAAGACACAACCCACATTAAAGAATGGCTAGTGTCTAAGTTTCACTGGAACCCTTCCGCTTGGAAGGAGCGTGATCTTACCTGTGATGCCAAGAAGAACCGTCTGACACAGGAGAAGTTCGAAGCAGCAGTAGAACGATATGTTGAACAGACACTAGCAAGTCCTTTCTGCAAATATCGTCTAGAGCACTTGAACCTTAATAAAAACAACATTAAGGCTAAGTTGTTGGCAAAAGGGTGCGCTAAAAGCTTTAAAGTGTTAACCAACCCCACGCTGACGGTAGGACAAGAGAAAGAGATCTGCCCCGGTCTTATTGCACTAGAAAGTAGCTTTCCACACGCTAGAAAGCTTGCTGACTTCTTGACTTACAGCCACCGCCGTAATAGTATTCTGGGGGGCGGGTATGATCCAGAGGAAAATGACGAAGAGCATGAAAGTGGTTTTATGCCGAACGTTCGTGAGGATGGACGTATTCCAACACCAGCAGATACTTGCGGCGCTGGGACCAGCAGATTCAAGCATCGTTTAGTGGCGAACATTCCACGAAATACATCCCTTTACGGGGAGGAAATGAGGAGTTTGTTTGGTGTTGGTGAAGGCTATGTACAACTTGGTTATGATTTTGACAGCCTTGAGGCTAAGATTGAAAGTCATTATGTGTACCGTTATAAAGGTGGCCCGGAGTACGGTGTAAGTCTGACTGCTGAAAAGCCTAATGATTGTCACTCTGTATTGGCCCGCCGTATTACAGAGATTATTGGCCGTGATTTCCCACGAAATAGCGCTAAATCTGTGAAGTACGGATGTAGTTACAACGCCCAAGTTGCACGGGTAGCTAAAATTGTTGGTTGTGACCTAGAAACGGCACAGATTATTTTTGATGAGTTCTGGACTTTGGCTAATCCGCTCAAAGAACTCAAAGAACGTATGCAGCAATACTGGGAAACAACAGGACAGAAGAAGTTTCTTGTAGGTATTGATAAACGTAAACTTCCTATTCGTTCAAAAGGCAATGTGATTAACAGTGGATTTCAAAGCGCAGGTGTAATTTGTGCAAAGCGAGCGATGGTTATTCATGATCGTAAGCTTAAAGCCGAAGGGTTCGCGGTAGATTTCTTTAAAGACGATTGGAAAAGTAAAAAGTATTGCCAACAAATGATTGCGTACCATAAATAATTGTGGCCTTGCATTGTGAAGTGCATTGAATAACCTGTTGAATTCGGGGAAAGCTAAAGCGAAAGCCATGCCAATCCCGAGCGAAGCCTAGAAATAGGAACGTGTAACGACTATCCCGGAAGGGAGTAGGGTGCAAGCGCACTCGAAGCGGCAGGAAACTCGAAAGAGTTTGTGATATAGTCTGATTCTCCGTGAAAGCGGAGTGAGTTTAGCGAACTCAATAACTGAATGGATGAAGCGCAATTAGAGTTGACAAGAAGCCTAGTTAAGTTTAAGATGTTTGATACAGAGAAAGAAGCAAAAGATTTCTGTGAAGAAGGCCGTATCTGGAGTGATGTTGGTCATGCAAAAGACGGACGTTTCTTTCGTTCATGGTGCCGTGCTGGGGAATTGGCAGCGGAATCTGTAAAAGAAGCTGGACAGTATTACAAACTTAACGTAGAATTGACGTCAGGTTATGTGATTGGTAGTGGATGGGATAACTGCCATTAATAAACCTTGACAACCCCATAAAATTGCTTCACAATAGCCGCAAGCTAATTGAACAGAATGTTCTTAGCTAATGAGAAGAGGAGAGAAATGATGTACAAACAAGGTGATCTTCACGGAGAAAACGAATCGGGTATTTTTGAGGCTGGTGTCGACTTCGTAGAGGAAAATAGCAATACATGGCACAGTAAGGTGGTAGTCTATGGTAATTCTGCACAAGATGTGGTGGAGACATCTGCAAGAATTATCGATGAACTGAACGGTACGGATGTAGGCGAGCAAGTACCTGATTACGCAGCAGCCTTCAACATGTGGATGGACCAGTACACAAATGATCCCTCTTCATTCGAATCTTCTTATGACACAGCTATGCGTCACGTTAGTGAGAAGTTGAATGGTAGGGAGCCTTCGTATGGAGTGGTTGCTGCACAACTGTTTCAGGAATATTTGAATAAAGTGCAGGAGGGGAAGTGATGGATACGGAGTATTTTCATGGCAGAGTGATGCAGCTTCAAGGTGTTGACGAGTACACAGGGAGCATTAAAAAGTGGGATGATTACTTTGAAGCTTGTCAGTGTATTCGCTTTAAACTTGATGGTGTTGTATATGTAGCCATGGAAGATCCGAGTGATGGTTATCGGAGTTACTTAGGCGAACTAAAAATTGATGAGGAGGAAATTAAAAACCCTTTCAGTGGTGTAGAAGTTAAGGGAGTTTATCGAACTCGAAGCGGTGATCCTGAAGAAGACTGGACAAGTAAATCTTGTTCGATCCTTGATCTAGTAGACACAACTACTAATGAAGTGGTAGTATCCATCGGTACAGATAATGACGATGATTATTATCCTTGGTTTGTAGGTTACTTTGATCCAAAAGCAATGTCTGTAAACAAATAATTTAATCTAGGAGAAACAAAATGGGCACTAAAACTATCTACACCTATTCCATCATTGCTGCACAAGAAGCCATTGTAACTGATCTTGAGACACGTTCTGAGGCTCGTGATGAACTTGCATTGGTGAAGCGTCAAGGTTATCCGAAGGCTAAGATTGTACAGAGTGTCTATCAATTGCAGTCTCAACGGCAAGTACGCTAATATGGCAGGCGTAAAAGTTAAAACTAAAGAAACTCTTCAAGCCTTGATTTATGAAACTGAATATTCTTTTGAATCAGCTTCAGACTTCTTTGCTTGGGAAGATTATAAGCGTGAAAGTGCTACAGAGTTTGCACAGATGTTTACAGGGGATGGTGACTTTCAGTCGAGCACAGAAGATTTGGAAGGTGATGAAGAAGGAAGTCCTATTGTGAATACACGGGTTAAGAAGAAAGAAACAATGCACTAAAAGAATTTGTAGTGATACAAATAGCAAGGTAATATCTCACAATAATGTGAACAAAACTTAATACACACCAAATAGAGAAAATTAAATATGGCTAGCAAAACAGAAGTGATTGTACGTGACCTGCCTAAATCTGGCACTTTGGAGACAGCAAACGTTTACATTAAGAATGCTGTAGTGTTCTACGCAGCCGTACATGAGCCAAAGCTGAAGTATCAAAGCGTGGACAAAGAGTTCAGTGCTACAGTGTTCGTGGATGAAGAAGCTAAGGATCGCTTGCTTGATGAAGTGATGGTTAACAAATCATTTTCCCAAGTAGGTATCACGAAAACATCTAAGCCTCCTCGGAAAATTAAATTTCCATTGTCTTCGCAAGTAGAAGAAGGTAAAGGTAATTATGATCTGGTAGATGGTTTGTGGGGTTTCAACATTGCTAAGCCTGAGTTTAGTAAGAAGGGCAATAAAATGGCTGTCAATGTCATCGATAAAGACGGTAATGCTTTTACAGACAACATCGGCAACGGCAGTGTGTGTACACTTAAGTTGTTCGGATATAAAAACGTAGAAGGTCAGCTCACCGTAACTCTGGATACTGTTCAAGTGATTGAACACGTACCATATGAATCGAAAGGTTCATCCGATGAAGTTGTTGACGACGTTATGGGCAGCTACAAAGTTAAAAAGGCTGAGACTAAGCCAGTGGAAGAGGAAGTGCCCGCACCAAAGACTAAAGCTGCTCCTGTGGCTGATGACAATTCTTTTGAACAAGATTTGCCCTTTATGCGCATCAGTGATCGGTTGCTCATGATCATCTAAGATGTATTGGACAAGGAAGTCCATTTTAAAGGTTGGTTGTGATGAAGAAATGTTATAGATGTGGTGTTGAAAAAGAGGTTACGGAATTCTATAAACATCCGGTAAATCTTGGTGGCTACTCAAACAGATGTAAAGAATGCACCAAGATTGATGTTAAACAGAACCGAAAAGATAAGAAAGAGCATTATAATAATTACGATAGAAACAGACCCAACGAAGTAGACAGAAGAAAGAGAACTATTGAGCAACGGAATCAAAAGTATTCCTCTGACCCGGAGTTTAGAAAGAAGAGGTCTGATTATTCCAAAGAAGATAGGAAGAATAACCCTCAAAAGTATAAAGCAAGGGACGCAATGACGGTTGCCAGAAGGAACGGTACATTAATAAGACCTGAAGCTTGTGAGCACTGCGGAACTTCTGAAAAGAAAATCCAAGGACACCATTGGTCTTATTTACCTGAACACTGGCTTGATGTTATTTGGCTTTGTACAAGCTGTCACGGTAAAGAACACAAACGCTTAAATGAACTGGGACGTGATCCCGACAAATTAAAAGAAATGGAGAATATATCATGAAAGAACGTCAGAACCTGTTTAACCGAGCTTATCAACTGAACCAAGAAATTTTGGTTCTCAAAGAAGACTTGGGTGAACTTAAAACTGAGTTTAGTTACCACGAAGAATACTGCTCAGACGGATTCAATAAGAAAGAAGTTGCAGACATTATCAAAGCAGCAGCTGCTAAGGCGAAGCAAGACAACCTTGCAGAGAAAGTTGAAGAGTTAAATAAGCTTCAACAGATTCAGGAAGCGTATAGCTAAGTAACATTTGTGGCTGCAAAGCCCCCTTATTTATATCTGGAGGTTTATATGGGATGGGGCGGTGGTACACAAATCTTTAACACACTAGTTGAAGCACTTCGTGAAGCTAAAGTAAGCGATAAACAATTCAAGACTATTCTTGTAGATGTCAATGAAGCTCTTGAATGTCAAGACTGGGATAATCTTTGCGAATCAGATTATTATGATGATCCTCAAATTAAAGACATCTTTGATCTTTGGGAGGAGGAAGATGACGAGTAAGTTACTGTTAGTTGATGCTGACACGATCCTGTATGCTTCAGCGTCAATGCAACAAACTAATAAATGTCTTGTCACTAATATTGCCCAAGACAGAAAGAAGCTGTTTGAATCCAAGACTGCTTTCAATGATTGGGCTAAAGAAAATAATCGTGACAAGAAAGACTATAGCTTTGAAACAATCAGTGAAGTGAGTGGTGAACCTAAATTTGCATTTCAAACAATCAAGCAAAAGATTGAAGCGATTGTAGAGGCAAGCGGTTGTGATGATTACCGTGTGTGCATTCAAGGTGAAGGGAATTTTCGTAAGTTTTATGAGTCACAGTTTGTCCAGTACAAAGCACAGCGTGTACCCAAACCATTATTGTTTGCCGAGTGTTTTGAATACATGGAACGTAAGTACAAAGAAAAGTGTATTGTCAGCCGAGGTGAAGAGACGGATGACCTTGTAAACATTAGGGCTTGGAACGCACTTCGTGAGGGCACGTCTGATAACCTTGTTGTGGCATACGTTGATAAGGACATCACTGCAAACGGACAAGGACAATATCTAAACTACAACAAACTTGATAAAGGTGTGTTTTGGCAAGATGCTAAGAGTCAATACACTGAATACTGGACTCAGGTGATTTGTGGTGACACAGCAGATAACATTATGGGTTTGGAAGTAGTTCATCAAGATACAAAAGATAAGTACGGGATCAAGACAAATGGTGCAGGGCCAGTTGCTGCAAGTAAGCTTCTAAGTGGTTGTACAACGGAAAAAGAGATGGTAGAAAGGGTGATAGAAGCCTACTCCTTGTCATGGCCTGATGACTACCAACAACGCCTTGCAGACAATGCTTTCTTCCTATACTTGCGTCGTAAAGAAGGTGAAGTATTTAACTTTAATGATTATGTGGAGAATCTAAAATGAAAAAGATTACAGAAGAGCAACTGTGGGAATACATTTCTGAAGTAGGTGAGTCTGAGAAAGAGTTTCGTAAATACTCTTCATTCTACATCACAACTTCACACACTATCCGTCAAGAAGATGTAGACTCTCTTGCTGAAGATGATTTGGATGCAAGTGACTTCTTGAATGTTTTGGTTAGTCGTAACGGTACTTGGGATGATTCTTGGGGAACTGAGTGGGATAGCTCACCTGAATACTTTAAAGTTGAGGATTATGATGAAGTAGTACCAGAGGTTATTATTCCTGAGCACATCGTTACTAAACAACGTTATGCAGCATTCAAGACTGAGTTTGTGGAATGACAGTTCCCTCTCAGGCTGACTTAGATAAACGTAAAAAGAATAGGGATGTTCTTGCTAAAAAAGTTACTGAAGATGGGCACCTAAAAGAAACTGAGCTTGTACGCATTATTCGTAAAGCAATCGATTCAGCTTGGATGACAGCAGCGCATAAACTTGTGTTTCTTGAGGATAGGATCATCCCAGACATGGATGAGTCAACACGAACAAAGTGGTTGCTTGAGTGTAATATTTGTCATAAGATGTTCAAACTTGATTGTGTTAACGTTGATCATCGCATTGGCGAGTTTGAGTGTAAGACTAGGGAAGACTTTAGTAAGTACATTTTCAGTCGTCTTGACGTTGGTTATGATGATTTACAGATACTTTGTATTGATGACCCTAAGAAAAATCATAAGGGCTGCCACGAAGTAAAGACCTACATGGAACGTCACGGAGTAAGTTGGAATGAGGCGCTTTGTCAAAAAGAATGCATTGACATTATCAAGCAGAAAAAGGATAAGTCATGGCTTTCTGAACGTGGAATCACACCAAAAAGTAATGCCAAGCTTAGACGTGAACAAATCATTGAAGAATTGAGGAAAGAACACAATGAGTGATTATGATTTCATTCAGCTTTACAAGAAGCTAGATGTGCTTGACAGAGAACTAAAAGAATTACGTGCTGAAGTTAGTCAAATCAAGGTTTACAATCCTTTGAACTGGAAGCAATCAGATGTAGATCAGTTCAATGATCGTCCACCACAATGGCCTAACGAATCCTATACGGATTATCTGAAGCGTATTGGTCAATAAATATAACGAAGCTAGTTCAGACAATGAAAAATTTGATGAGGAATTTAAATGAAACGTGATTATTTGATGTGGCAACTTATTGTTGAGTTCTCTACCTACTATTATGTGTTCTGTAATCAAATCTTAGGGAGTATGGCCTAGAGGTCAAGCTATGACAATCTTAGAGTTTAAACCTAGAGATATTGTGAAGGAAATTGAAGCGATTGATGTAGTGCCAGTAAATGTTCAGCTTGAATACTGGAAGGAGAGGAATGAAGTTATATCAAGTACCTTTGCAACTCTCTCGCCGTATGAAAAGCAAGAGACATTGGATATTGTGATTGCTATGAACAACGAATTATATGAGCTTTGTCTACAACTTAAGAAAGGGGAATAATTAATGCGTATTGTGGGGCTTAAAGAATTTATGACCCTTGAGGGTATTCTTTACACCGAATACCGGAGGGATTCTTTTGATAGCTCAAATTTTCTGATCAAGTGGTGTAACTGTGGTAAAGATTATATAGACTGGATAGAGTCCGCAGTTGAGCCGATGGCGTTGGAAATGGGCTCTTATGAGGATTTCTGTGACAAACTTGATGTAGCCGAAAAGGATTCAAACAAGAGCTTCCGTATGGACTTTGAGTTCACTGGGCGGTATGCAGATTATCCAAATACTGAAGACCCAATCAGATTTGCAGTTTACGAAAAAGAAGACATTGTGAATTTGATTACAACTTTGCAAAAACTAATTTAAGGAGAAGTATTTTGATCAGTAAAGAGTGGCACAATGAAGCATTGAGCTTGCGTGATAAAGGTTTTAGCGGCCGAGCTATTGCTAATATCATCGGTAAAAGTAAGAGTCAGGTTAATGATTTCTTTAAGTTTATATTTGATGCTAAACAACAGGTGAAAGCTACTAAGAAAGGTCCACGAGTGTTAGTGCTGGACATTGAAACAAAGTACATGACACTTCAAGGTTTTGGTTTGTTTAATCAGAACTTCTCAGTTGATCAGATTGAAGAGGATATCTCACTTCTTTCTTTTGCAGCTAAATGGATTGAAGATGACGAAGTTATGTATTTTGACGTGAGTGAGTATACAGAGCTTGAATTGTTGCAGAAGCTACATGAGCTACTAGACGAAGCACATTTCATCATTGCTCACAATGGCCGTCGATTCGATATGAAAAAGATTCGATCTTTCATGATTACTTATGGTTTGCCACCTCACAGTCCTGTGCGTGTGCTCGATACATTGGAAATCTGCAAGAAAGAGTTTGGTTTCTCTAGTAATAAATTGATTGCACTAACACGAAAACTTTGTAAGACTGAGAAGTCAGGTCACGGTAAGTTTGCTGGGTTTTTGCTTTGGAAAGCCTTCTGTCAAGGTAATCCTGAAGCTATCCGCGAAATGCGTGACTACAATATTATTGATGTTGTGTCTCTTCAAGAGTTGTACGAACTAGTAGCCCCTTGGTCTACAACACTTCCTGTATTTGAAGTGTATGAAGATGAAATTACAGATATGAGTGGTTGGGTGAAAGAGGGGTTCATTTACAGTAACCTCGGGAAGTATGATAAATATAGGAACTTGAAGACTGGTCAATACCGTCGAGGCCATAAGAATCTTTTGAGTAAAGAGAAAAAAGAAAGCTTGCTTCGTAACATCGTTTGATGTAAGCTGCATAGGACATTAACGCACAGGGTTGTGCAAATAGTATTGGAGAGAGTTATGCAAGAATTTAAAGTAGGACAGAAAGTAACAATTGGCCCTAACAGTATAGATGTGGAGGTAGGTACAGTATTTACTGTAGTTGAAAACTTGAAAGTTAAAGGTGTTTGGATTGACGTGCGCGATAAAGAGGTTATGCTCAAGTATGTCCACAAAGGCTTGCAGAATTGTTTTGCAGACTTCACACTGTATGTTGAAGATAAACCTAAACGCTTCCAAGTAGGTGATCGCGTCATCTCCACTAAAAACACTCCGTCAGTCCCAGAAGGGTTTGTTGGTTATATTGTAAAGAATGATCAAAGTAATTATGAATATGCTGTAGAGTCTTTGGGGCATACAGAGTATTTCAATGAAGATGAGTTAGAGTTGTTGAGTGCTTCAAAAGAGAAGATGCAAGAACTTAAAGACTTGACTGATAAGATTGATAAAGTACCCCCTAGTGATTACGCCTTCCTAACGTATGGACCTAAGTCTGGAAAAGAAGAGCATACAGGTGGCTCTGTAGATTATTACAAAGTGTTTGTAGCCAATCCTACAACACTTGAGCAACCTTATTACGCTGAAGCCAATGACATTATTGAGTCTCTTGGTTTGACATTTGCTGAAGGTAATCTTCTTAAAGCTGTGTGGCGGATTGCTGCTGATCGTAACGGTAAGAAAAAGAAGGGTAATAACTCTATCTATGATGCTGAGAAGTTGGTATTCTTTGCAGAGCGTGTTTTGGCTCAGGAGAAGGCTAAGTGAGCAAACCAAAGATTGGAGTAGATGTTGATGGTGTTTTAGTTGACACCATCACACTATACAAAGAGGCTGCTAAGTCGTTGTCTGAGCCATTAGACTTCTGGCGTTCTGAGGATTTGTATGATAATCTTCTACCAATGGAAGGTTCTGTTGAGAAACTAGAGCAGCTTAGTAAACATTTTGATATTGTGTTTGTGAGCCGTCTTAAAGGAAATCATCACCGCTCAAAAGTATATTGGTGTAAGAGGTGGTTTCCTTTCATGCTTGGTTTTGTAGGCACACACGAGAAGTGGATTTTAAATGACAGTCTTGTTGCAATGATTGATGACTTAGAGGATAATCTTTCTAAGTTTGATTCTAACAAGAGGGTTTTGTTTGGTGGTAAAGACTTTCCAGATTGGAACAGTTTTGATGTAGATGCTTTTAATCTTGAATATATGTAATAAGGAGAAAGTTTTGAGTAAGGTAGAAGTAAAGAAGTTTAATTATGGTATTAACAACATCCCAGCAATGGGCAATGAGTATGAAGTTTGGCAACAACTAAAGCTACAAGCTAAGCTGATTCTAGAGGAGGCAAACGAATTAGTAACTGCCTGTGATGATGAGGATATGGTAGAAGCTCTTGACGCTTATTGCGACGTGGAATACCTTAACACTTGGCTTGAACATCTACTCTACTCCTTTGGTTGCGATACCCGTAAAGCTCTGGATCAGGTCTGTGAGAATAATACAAGTAAGATTACAACTAGCTACACATATGCTTTGATAAGTAAAGAAGCGTTGGAAGAAAAGGGTACAGTGTGTTATATTGATCAAACTGTTTATGAAGGTGAAACACTGTATTGTGTCAAGCGCTCAGAAGATGGGAAAGTAATGAAATTGGCTGACCATAAACGGCCTAATTTGGAACAGTTTGTTGGTAAGGAGTTCCGCTGAAATGACACAACCTAGTGCAAAAGTTATAGCAGATAGCGTGTTTGAGGGTAGCCGTCTAATCACCCTTGAGATTGAACTACATCGCTTTGTACTACCTGAATTCAACACTCATCGTAGCCTTAGTCGTAACTTTCAAAGCTCTCGTGCTGTGCCAGTTAAACAAATGATTGAACAAGTACGAAACAACCCAGCTATGCCTGTACATTGGGGTTTGAATCAGCCCGGCATGGTTGCAGAAAAAGAACTTTATGAAGTTGATAAAAATGAAGCCAAGTTTGAATGGAAACAGGCTGCGATTCAGGCTGCTTTGATGGCAGAAAATCTAGATGAAATTGGTGCCCATAAACAAATTGTTAATCGCCTTCTTGAACCTTTTATGTGGACTAAGGGTGTTAGTACAGGCACACTTGAGGCTTGGCAAGCATTCTTGAAACTCCGTTTGCACAAAGATGCTCAACCAGAAATTAAAGCTTTAGCTAAACAGATTAATGAAGCTATCAACACAAGTAGTATTGTAGAGCTTGGTCCTGAAGATTGGCACATGCCCTATTTTGGGGATGGTTATTGGCTCAAGGGTTGTGGTATTAGTCTTCAAGATGCTTTGATGATTTCTACAAGTTGTACAGGACAAGTTAGTTATCGTAAACTTGATGACACTCTTGAGAAAGCTAAGAAGATTTATGGTATGCTGAATCTTCCAGAGAATGGGGCATATAAAGAAGATCCTCCACACTTTAGTCCAACGGAGCACCAAGCTCGTGCTAGGAATGGCGACAGGGATCTAAGTGGGAATTTCCAGAAAGAAGATAGTTGGTTGCAGTATCGTAAGGTTTTGGAAAACGGGTATGAATTTATGATTGAGGAAAAATAAGATGGCAAAGCTTGAAGCTAAAACAAAACTAGAATTGAGTGTATCGTTCACAGTTAATGAATCTGAGCTACGTGCTTTGGATGCACTTGCAGGCTATGGTGATGACGCTTTTATCCAGATGTTTTACAAGAATCTTGGTGAAACCTATATGAAACCTCATGAGGTTGGTATGCGAGAGTTTCTGAAAAGTATTCGCAGTATGGCATCACCAGTTCTCAGTCAAACAGATAAAGCACGTAAAGCATTTAATGTATTGTGAGGAGAAATAAAATGAAAACAATTGATTACACAGTATCTAACTTTATTCAAGAACTTCAGAATCTTTATATGGTACGACTTGGTATGTCTATCTCAGAATCAAGTCGGTATATTGTGGATACTATTGAAGATATTGAGATTGCAATTAATAATGATGTTTCAGCCTTTGAATACTTTCAGGCTGACTTGAGTGATGGGGTGGATGTATGAAAGAGATTCTGATTGATTGTGTAGATGACGGCATTAATGGTTATATGCGGACATTTGTAGATGGTGAGATCATTCAAGCAGATGATCCTTACAACTTCTTTGATATGCTTCTTACAGCACTTGGCTTTAATGCAGTTTATAATAATATTGAGGAAGAAGTATGAGTATCGGGTATAGTCTCTCACTAAGTGACATGTTGTTGGTTGATGGATTCAAAGAAGCTTTCGGCTCTGATGATAAAGCAGAGATTTATAAATACCTTTACCAGAACGGACTTGACTACTCAATGGGTGTGGACGAGGTAGTTTGCCAACATCGTAACCTTCGTGGTAATGTACTCAACTGCCTGCGATGGGAAGCACACGAACGATGCGATTCTGATTGGATGCAAAGTGACGGATGTAGTTGGGACAATAAGGTTGAACACTCAAGTCTTGATTTGCGTATTGCACTGAAAGGTATGGGTAAAATGTTGAACACTGGTGATTTCTGTGAATATGCACAGCGTCATGGAATTCAGTCAGACAGTAATTAAGGGGATTTAGTTTTGAGCATTAAAAAATTTGAACACCAACCAGAATATATTAATGATTTTTCTAATGCACTACTTGATGGTTTTTATCTTCAAAAAGGTGAGACATTTAACGATGCACTTGCACGAGCATCCGAAGCTTTCTGTTATGGGGACTACGATCTAGCTCAACGTATTTATGAGGCTGCACACAAGGGTTGGTTCATGTTTGCCAGTCCAGTCCTTAGTAACGCACCAGTCGGTAAATGGTTGCAGAAAGTTCCTGATCGTGAGTGGAAAGACTTTGAAAATAACGAGCGACATAAGTCTGTCTCAGAAGGTTACTGGGGAGGTGAACACTCAGCAGCAATGCCAATTAGTTGTTTTGCCCTAGAGGTTCCTGACAGCATCAAAGGGCAAATGAAAGCTAACGTTGAACTGGCTGCTTTGTCTGTTGCCGGTGGTGGTGTTGGCCTTCATAATAGCATCCGTGCGACTACGGATAAAGCTCCGGGTCCAATTCCATATATGAAAACAATGGATGCGATCATTGGCTATTACAAGCAAGGTAAAACACGGCGTGGTGCTTGTGCGTATTACATGGATGTAAGTCACCCAGATATTATGGAACACATTAAGTTCCGTATTCCGAGTGGTGGTGATTCTGCCCGTAAGGCTGATAACCGAGTTCAGTTTCACCATGCTGTAAATGTGACAGATAAATTTACACAAGCTGTTGTTAATGATGAAGACTTTGAGTTGGTCTGCCCACATACAGGGGATATCAAAGAAGTTGTTAAGGCTCGTGCTATATGGGAAGAGATTCTTGAAGCCCGTGCTTTGCAAGGTGAACCATACATCTTTAAAATTGATACTGCAAACCGTGCCCTGCCACAAACACAGAAAGATAAAGGTTTGGAAATTAAGGGAAGCAACATCTGTATTGAAGTGACTCTTCCTACAAATGAAGACCGAACCTTTGTTTGCTGCCTCAGCAGCCTTAACTTAGCTAAATTCGATGCTTGGAAAGATACTAATCTTGTAGAAGACTTGACCCGGTTTCTGGATAATGTACTTCAATACTTTATTGATAATGCACCAGAAGAACTTAGTAAAGCAACCTATTCAGCTAAGATGGAGCGAGCCATCGGAATTGGCACACTTTCTTGGCACTACTACCTACAATCCAAGGGTATCCCAATGGAGGGTGGTGGTTTTGGTAGCGCGATTCAAGAGACACATAAGATTTACAAACTGATTAAAGAAAAGGCTTTAGCTGAAAGCAAGAAGCTTGCAGAAGAACGTGGCGAACCTTCTGACATGATTGGGTCAGGTCTTCGTAACTCAGCATTGATGGCTATTGCACCTAACAGCAACAACGCGGTAATTCTTGGTGAGAGTCCTAGTATTGAGCCTGTGAGCGGGAATGTGTATAGCCACTCAACCCGTGCAGGAACATTCACAGTCAAGAATCCCCACTTGACAGCTAAGCTGACAGAGTATGCCAGTAAGCTGGGGATTGCAGAAGATAAAGTTGTAAGTTGGGTTGACGATCAAGAAAAGTTTATTGCTAAAGATAATGGCAGCGTTCAAAACCTAGAGTTTATGGAAGAAAAAGATAAGCTTGTGTTTAAGACAGGCGCGGAGATTGACCAACATTGGATTATTGAGCAGTCAGATGCACGGGCACAGTATGTCTGCCAAAGCCAAAGCTTGAATACATTCTACCCTGCGGGCTGTGATCGTAGTTATTTTAACTCCGTACACTTGAAGTTTTTGCTTGCCCCTTACTCCAAGAGTATGTACTATGCTCGCATGGAACGGGGTATCAATGCGGACGTTGCTAAGGAAATTGAACGTAAGGCTATTACAGACTGGACACCAGAAGTTGGTGAGGAATGCGCAGCTTGCAGCGGTTGAAATTAATTAAGGAGCACAAATGAGCCTCACAGAATACAGCGAAATTTATTCGCCAAAGTACCACAGCTTGGTGGATATTAATATTAAGCATGAGAAAGTGCATTGGTATGAGCATGAAGCCAAGCTGAACAATGATGTAGAGCAGTGGAAAAATGGTAAGATTCTACCTGAAGAAAAGAACCTGACATCTAATATCTTTCGTTTGTTCACTCAGTCAGATGTCAATGTTGGCGGGGGCTACTACGACAAGATTATTCCTTACATCAAGAACAACGAAGCACGTTCTATGTTAGGGAGCTTTGCTGCTAGGGAAGGTACTCATATTCGTGCATATGCTTTGTTCTCGGATACAATGGGTTTTGGCGAAAGCTTTTATCATGAGTTTCTTGATTATGTAGAAATGAAAGAAAAGCATGAGTACATGATTGAGAGTATTGGTAAAAGCCATACAGACTTTGCAAAGTATTTAGCTAAACAGACAATGATGGAAGGTGTAAGTTTGTTTGCATCTTTCGCTATTCTGCTGAACTTTGACCGTCTTGGGAAGCTTCCCGGAATGTGTGACATTGTTCGGTGGAGCATGGTTGATGAGTCAATTCACGTAGAAGGTAACACTGCATTGTTTCGCATCTTTTTAGATGAGCATCCTCGGATTGTAAATGATGAGTTTAAGAAGGACATCTACTCTTCAGCACGAGAACTTGTTAAATTAGAAGATGCCTTTGTTGATCGAATCTTTAAAATGGGTGGCGTTAGTAACCTAGTTAAAGAAGATGTTAAAAAGTATGTTCGATACGTAGCTGATTACCGTCTTCAACAGCTAGGCTTTAAGAAGAACTGGAACGTTAGAGAAAACCCTCTTCCTTGGATTGATGCAATGATGGGCAAGACGTTTGGATCATTTTTTGAGCGTAGTATTGTTGAGTATGCGAAAGCAAACTTAGACGGTAGCTTTACACCAGCTTATGAAATGTATAAGACAGCATAGAAATACTTTCAAACTGGCCCTTGACAGGGCCTTTTATTTTGCCCATAATCCACTCCACAAGCACAAAGCTTGTAAAATTAACCTAGGAGAAACAAATGAAACAAACGATCCTCGCTGTAGCTATCACGATTGCTTCCACACAAGCCTTTGCCACTGGCATTGATTTGACAAACCCGTTCAACCATGTCACACAGTCTCAACTAAAGGAGGCTAACAACAACCTTGCAGACACAGCTTATGTTGCTAATGATGCCCGTACTAAAGCATTTGATGCACAGAACTCTGCTAATCTCGGTATCCGAGTAGGTGAGAGTGCTTTGAAAGCTGCTGATAAGGTTCAAAGTAATCTCAATCAAACCAATACAAACGTATCCAACTTGAACAACAAAGTAGACTCTTACGCCGCTCAAGGTGCAGCAGCTTACACAGAATTGAAGACTGACAATGCTAACACAAATCTACGGGTTGATAAAACAGAAGTCCGTCTAGACACTGTAGAGACTAAAGTAGATGCTAACGCAGTTCGTGCAGACGGTATTGAGAAATCATTGGCTGTAACAGATGATCGTTCTATTAACAATGCTGTACGTCTTGATGGCGCAGAGAACGCTATCCGTGAAACTAACGGTGCTGTCTCAAGTGTTAACGCTGACCTTCAAGCAACTAAGGCTGCTGGCGTTGCTATTGCCACAGGCTTGAATGATAAGATTGATAGTGTTGCCTCACAAGGTGCTGCTGAATTCACTAAGACTAACAACAATGTTAAAGCTGTTGATGATAAAGTGAATACTGCTATTAGTGTGCAGACTTCTATCAACTCTGCACAGACCACCATCAACAATAATCAAAGTTTTGTAAATAGTAACCAGACTAACACAAATACACAGGTGCAAGGACAGCTTTCTAGTGTAAATACTAAGGCTGAAAACGCACAGAGTACGGCTAACGTTGCATTGAGTATTGGAGCTGCTAACACAGTTTCTATTGCTAAAAATACTACTGACATTAGTAAGAATAGCTCTGATATTAAATCTACTAATGAAGTTGTAACGGCACAAGGTAATACACTTAGTCAGCACACTACACAGATCCAGTCAAACACAAATAACATTGTGACTCTTGGTGAAGTACAGCAGCAACAGAGTGTTCAACTTAGCAGTAACACCAAACAACTCTCTAACCATGAGACACGTATCACCAACATTGAAGACTACAGCCGTGACATGGATACTCGCTTGAGTGGTCGTCTGGATAGTCAGCAATCTGAGATTACAAGTCTGAAACGTGATTTGAATAAAGTTGGTAATATTGCTGTAGGTGCTCTTGCAGTTGCAGGTCATCAGTTCTCTACAGACTACCAAGCTGGTCCACAGGTTGCTTTGTCTGGTGCAACGATGGGTGGCTATCATGCTGTAGCAGTCGGTTTTGGTGGTGCTGTCAGTGAATCTCTGTTCCTGAATGCTGCATTCACATCTGCTGGCTCTCAGACTGGGGCTGTTGTTAGTGGCACCTATCGTCTAAAATAAGCTTGACACAATAATCTGATGTGATATATTGGCTCTATGTCCTTCGGGATGTAGAGCCTTTTTACTTTGTGGAGAACTAAAATGAACACTTTTCGTGGCATGACAGATGAACGCTACAGTGAACTATTTAATGATGTAACTCTCAGCCTAACTGAAGAAGAGATAAAAGCTGGATGGTATTTCAGTAGTGACTATGACGGACTGTTAGTAAACCGTTGGGTTGAAGGGCACGAGATGTCCGACGAAGAATGGGGAGAAGACTTTTGACAACCGAAAGCTTAATCATAGACTGCCGCACAGAAATCCAGCACTTACGAGAAGCCACAACATTCTCTCTCCTATCATATTGGAAAGGAAGCTGTGAGAAACACATTCACTTATGCTTTATATTCAGCATGTTTAATGGTGAGCAATATAAATCTTTGAATAAAGAGCTTGCAGATGCTGTGAGGGAATGGCAGAATGAAAGATATGAGAATACACCCAATATTTCTTAACACTCTAGGAGAACCTAGTATGAAATTTGTAAATAAAGAATTCCTTAATGACTCTGTAAATGAAACAGGATTCATTATTGTAAAAGGTAAAAGTGACAGGCAGGAGGATTTGAGTGAGCACTCAGCTGAGAATCTGTACATGGAAGCTGAAGTTCAGATTAGTGACTGTAGTAAAAAGATATACTTGGACTTCTCTGTCACTAAAGATTCTGATTTAGTAAAGAGACTTGCAAAGCTTGATGTGTTGATTAATAATCTTGTTGAACTAAGAACACACCTACCTGTATTGTGGGCTGATACACAGTTGCAAGCTGCTATTTGGTTAGACAATAATAAAGAAGAATTGGAGGAAGATGAATGAACAAATCAGAAATCATTGACCTAATCGCAACTGCTGTCATCCTAGCTGCTGTTCTTATTGGAGGCTATTACTACCTCTCATATAAACGGGATAACCCTACTCCTGTGAAAGTGGTGGAGTTGCAAGTACCTGCTGGGACATACAAGGAGAATGTGAAGGGTGTTGATAAGAGTTCTTTTGAGGTTGCTGTGAAGACTACAGAATAAGAAGATAATACAAAATTAAAAGCTCACACTTCGTGGGCTTAATTTCGTTGGAGAAATAAAAGTTATGAAGAAAATTATTTGGACTAAGTATGTGCCTGAGCACAGAAACGAACAAGGTTTGTGGGTTTCTACTTTTTATCCGGAGCCTTATAATTGTCATATAACAAGATCTAGTATGGTTTGGAGGGACTTGAAACAGAGGACTACGCCCGGAACAGCTTGTTGGAATAAAAACAAGACCTACCAAGATGTGTCTAATGATTTTTTAGACTACCAGGATTTTGCAGAGTTTTGTAATACAGAGTACGGCTTCACTCTCAAGTATAAAAATAAGTTTTGGTCCTTAGATAAGGATATATTAGTACCTCAGAACAAATCCTACAACAAGGAGACTTGTATTTTTGTGCCCGCCTACGTGAATAACATGTTTTTAAGGAGCATAAATAGACGTGGAGATTACCCATTAGGGGTAACTAAGCAGAATGATGGGCCTAACCCTTTAGTTGTGAATCATAAGCATCTAGGTAAGACTTTATATTTAGGGCTTTTCAATGATCCATTTAAAGCACATAGGGTGTGGCAACTGGCAAAAATAAAGACTTTAAGAGAGACTTCTTCGATAGAAGAAATTATTCCTCACGATAAATTGGTAGCTGCCCTTAATAATAGGGCGGATATGATTCAAAAAGATTATGATGACCAAATAGAGACGATTCTATAAAACAAAAAGCCCGCGCTCTTAATGAGCGCGGGCTATAATTTTGAGAAGAGCAAATGGCGATAAGCTCTAATGTCCACACAAGTGGTTATTCTTATACTTGTTCTTTATTGTGTTGCTGGTATACTATTTCCGTTCTGTGTCCAGTTATTAACATTAGTTTGGATAACACGAGAACTTTTCTTATCTTCAACTTCCATCTTACTAATACGTTGTTCTAAGATAGATAGTTTGCTTGCTGTACTGTTCTGATAAATATCCTGACTTTCAGATACTTTATTAATCCTACCTTCCAAGAAGCTAATGTTCTTAGCCCTAACTCTTACCACATCTTGCCTAAACTCTTCAAGTTGTAAATTGAAGCTATTCCTTTCGTCACCAGTCTTGTTATTGTTAAAGATGATACTAATCATCAATATCAGTAGTACAAGGGTCGTGAGTTGTACACATCTTTCTATAATAACCCAGACCATAAACATCCCTCAGACTAACGTCCACTCTTAGCTTTATCAAAATAGAATTGAAACTGTCTGAGTATATCTTGTTGGTTAGCATCGATCCTTTGTGCTAGACTTGAGATAGAAGCATCCATTCTTGCATTACCACGGATTTCCATCTCCCTAAGTTCTTCCTTACCAATCTTACTCATCTGTAACAAGACAATCTTATCATTCAAGTCTTTAACGTCTTTGTTAACACTTTGGTAATTAGCTAGCATTAACATTACGAGAATACCCAACAACGCAATACACGTCCGTTCAATTAGGTTACTAACTCTTGTGTTTGCATCATTTGGATTCGACATTGAAAAGTTCCATCTGTTGTTGTTTATTCTTCTTGATCTTATCCATTTGCTTTTGCCACATGGAAATACAAGCTGTATTTTTACTATACGCTACAGCCAAGTCCATAACACTTTCGCCTGATGGTGTGGCCTTACATGGGTAAATCAACAGAGCATCACTTGGTCCTACATAAGTTGTCTTCGGGGCTTGCAAGACAGTAGGCTTGGTTGAGCAAGAGACGCAGATCAAGAGACAAAAGCTCAGTGCCATAAATTGTAGTAGTTGCATTTTTAGGTGCCTCTGTATTGGAGATAGCTACTCCTGTTTTAAGTTTACCAATCTTGACAACCAAGTCATCAATCTTTGTTCTTACTTCAGTTTGCTCAGTACTCAATTCAACAACACTCTGCACATCCGTATCACACGATTGTTTGGCTAACTTAGTGGAGTTTTCGTAGTCAGAAACGACTTTAGCCTGATCTTCGATAGTCTTGTTGGCTACAGCAATATCTTGGATTTGAGTGTAAGTAAAGTAGGCACTAACTGAGAGAAGTCCTGATAGAGTGAGGATGATGTAGAAAGAGATGCTATTTAACATCTGTATTCTCCACAACAGGATCTTTAACCAAGACAGGTTGGCTAATCAATCTACCAACCAAGCCTAGCAATCCAAACAAGATAGCCATACCAATTACAAGCTTGAATGCAAAGTATACGTTGATTACACCAAGGACAGACAGGCCAGTGACAGAAAGAGCTTGAAGGATGTTAGCGAGGCTGAAGATTACAGAGTATGACTTGAAGAGTTTCTTCCAACCTTCAACCAGCTTTAGTTTCAACAATATCAATTTTAGTTTCCCCCAAGCACATTTTAAGTTCATCTTGGCGTCTGTTTACAAGTCCATTGAGCTTTTTCCCTTTTGCATAAATCCATTTAACAAGCTCTTGGCATGCCCCGTTATAGTCTTTAGAATTAAGCTTACGCAACATTGTCGAACTTTTAAAGTTACCAACACCAACATTATATGTGAAGCTCAAGAAAGCGGCATGCTGGTAATCTGTGAGCGGTACACGAACAAGATTCATCATTTGTTTATCGTGGGTAGACAAGTCCTTAGCCAACTGATCTAGGCACTGCTCATCCGTGTAACTATTGCCTTTCTTAGCTTCTACGCCTGTATTACCGTAGCAAACAGTCCAAATACCCACAGGGTCTAAATAGGCTGTGCTAACCTTCCCTTCACGTGGTGCAACAAGATAACCACCAGATACTGCAACAGCAGCCGTGAAGCCATAAGCTAGGAGCTTTTTAGTGAGGTTTGATTTTGTGTCTGCCATTTAATAACCCTCAAGCACTCGGTAAGCTACCAAAGTTGCGCCCAATTTTAGCCTGTACAGATGACCCGCTAATATAACCCCCGCCCGTCTGGCCCATAGAGATATTCCCATCTATTACACAATCACCATCTTGTTCAGCCCTGAGAATATCATAGCCAACATTGGTAACAAACCCGCCCCAATCAGAGAATTGACAGTTGCGGATAAATTTACGACCAGAAGAATTACTATAGATGTTGTGATGAATACCGGGATTGAATGCAGAATTACCACCGAATACACAGCCATTAAAGTCAATGTTGGTTGCTGCACCGACTAGAATAACACCTTCTTTCTGATTGTTAATGATGTGGCAACCATCCATTGTTATACCATTAACTTTAGCACCCTCAATCCACACACCAGCAATCTTGTGACTAGCAAACCAGCATTGATCAAACATCAACCCATCCACTGTACGTCCTACAGCATTACCTTGAATGATACAGCCATAGTCTGATGTGTCAAATGAGCATGAATTAAAGAATGTCCAGTTAACACTACGATTGGCTGTACTCTCAATCCACAACGCCTTACCTGCATGAATAAAGTCTAAGTCAGAGAAGTTAGCACCTTCACCCCAGTAGTAGACGCCATATACAGGTGCTGGGTAGTTCGCTACATCTGTATCATACCTGAAGTCTTCTACTACAGCACCTACAGTGTTACCAACCTCAAGAACACCATAAACAATATTCTTAGCTCTAATACGGGACAAGGTGTGCCATACACCACCCAGAACACGTACAGCATGAGAGCAATGCTCCACTTCAATATCTTCAACTTTAACTTGAGACATGAAGATATTAATAGCACAGTGGTCCCAGTTAATACGGCTCCCTGTGAAATTAAATCCTCGCATCACAATATTTTCAGCGAATAAAGAAAACCCATTCCCCGCTGTCATTTTAATCTTACACTTACCACCTTCTAGAGTGAGGCGCTTATTTACAAGGATCTGTTTAGTAATTCTGTATGCAACGGTTGGTGCAGGAAACAGGACAATTGACCCATCAGGAGCTGCTGTGATAGCCGACTGAATAGCATTTGAATCATCTGTAGTCCCATTACCCACAGCACCATAATCTTTTACATTGATGTAATCTGTCATATCTTATCCTACATATTGAGCAATTGATTCTTGAATAAGCAAAGCATCTTCAATAGAAGAGCAATCCTCAATGTCTTTGTGAATATTGCAGCACCAACTAAACACTTCTTGAATCTTTTTATTTAAAGTTACAAGAGTCTCGCGAGCTTGTGCAAGGTTCAACTTCACCCAATCATAATCTGTTTCAAAATCTACTTCAGATATTCCATGATCTAGTATCATTGTATTTATAACTGAATATAAACCATCTAGTGTAGACTTTGAATATGAGAATACAACTCCCATCTCCTCAACACTTCCTTGTGAGAGGGTGAACTTCTTTTTAAGGGAAGCTCTTTTCCTAAGTTCATATTTGAAAGTTGATATAAAGTCTTCTTTAGAATATTCCCTCATCCAATCTTGTATCAAAAATTCATCGTCAACAATACCAAAGAATGAAGGAACTCCTGTAGAAAAGCTTTCCTCAATAGAGAATACATACTCCACACCTTCAGGCATGATTGGACCTTTCCTTGCAGGTTCCTGAGAAACTGGAAGTTGGGTGGCTTCATCAATGAAAGTGTAGGAGATGTATTTCATTTATTTCTCTTAGGTTGGAATTGGAACACGGCGAACAGCTCGGACCCTGCAAAGCTGAGTAGTATGAACGCTGCCGGGATAGCCATTAGACATATCAAGCACACACTCATCCTGACCATTGAACCCTGTAGATGTCCAAAACTGTGCTCTTGTGAAAGCTTCTACTCCACCAGTCTTAAACAAGGCTACGGAAGTTTGTACGGGTCTGTTGGCAGATGTATATGCAGTACCTGTAGGGTTTGAGTAATTGTTGACACCTGCCCCACCGCTAATTGCGGTAATATCTGTACTAGGTTTCAAGTATCTGTAGCAAATTTCCATTTCATCTTTTGCTGGCAAGTACCAGTCCGCATAACCATTAATTGTTAAGTTTCCACAAAAGTTAGCCGCATCATATGTGTTTAGCCCCGATGTCTGAGCTTGTAGGAACTCAGTGTTGCTGGCACCGTTATAACTATTGGTCGGCCCGGGGCTATTTGTGTAATAGTTGAACCTCATTGTAGAACCTGATTCGCCGCCCTGAGCTTTAGGGGCAACAATAAGGGCGTATTCAATTCCGTCTACGACAATATTAGCACCAGCGTAGTATCCGCCGCCATATGCCATACCAGCAGAAGATGGATCAAATACAAAGAATTGCACTTGAGTTGTGAAAGTAGACTCACCGTATGCACTGCTGCCAGATGCAGCACCAGAATGTCTTGCCCGTGCAGTGTACTGAGTGTTAACTTGTAAAATACCACCCGGAACAATAATACTTGTTTTGTTAGTAGTGTTGCCCATGGATTGCCAAACAACCACACTATCAGTCACACGAACAATCTGCCAATCTGTCGAAGTGTGTGTATCAGTACCACTTGAAACAGAGAAAGCTGAGGTAGTGAGCGTAGGAGTTTCACCTACGTTTGTAGGGCTGCCTGTTACAGAGACAGTTGGTGTATTAACAGATTGATTAGCTGTTGTGAAGGTCCTTACAGGACTCCAAGCACTTGCACCAATAATAACGCCAGTGTAACGAACACGAGCATAATAAACAGTGCCCAGAGCCAAGACACCAGATGGAACTTGAACGCTGGTTTTGTTGGTTGTAGATACACCAGAGTCGTAAACAATAGTGGTGAATCCTGCATCACTTGCAATCTGCCATTGACTACTTTGATGAGTATCTTGTCCGGTTGGTACTGTAGCAAATGCACTGCCTGTAAGTGTAGGTGCACGCTCTACAGCAGTTTGTCCTTGAGATGGATAGGTGATTGTAGGAGTAGCAACACTCTGAGCACCAACAGCCACCAAGAAAGACTGTGGATTACCATCACGAGTTACTGTTAGAGTAATCTGCGTAGCATTAGCTGGGTTGGGCACTACCAAGGAAATTGTGTTGTTGGTACGTGTAAATGTACCTACAGATGTAGTCGTGGTATAGGTGCTGAAAGCATTATAGTCAGAGATAGTATAACTGTTGGTGGAACCTTGAGTCACTAGAACAGGACCATTAAGAGAAACATCCCCTGAAGTGGGTCCACCATCATCCAACCTTACCCATTTATTAGCTGTATAGACAAATACCGTCTCATCGTCTGAATTCAGGTTGTATATAGTGCCAAGATTATCTACCACTGTAGCAATTACAGCAGGATCTTTAGCTACTACAACAGCATCCCCATTCAGAGCAGCAGGAAGGGTAACTGTGGCTGGAGCCGACAGAAAATACCTGTGGTTGGCAACCGCTGTGAAGTTAGTAGAGAAAGTCTCATAACCTACAAATCGTTTACCGCCGAGGTAGCCACTTGAGGTTACAAAAGCTTCAACCCAATACTCACCAGCTGTGTCCTGAGTGGGGTCAACACCCACAGTATTTTGGACACAAAAATAGATAACACCATCACTGCCTTGAGTGTAGCTTTTACCACCAAGGTAGTCAGTATTCAAATCCCATTCAGCAACACCACGTTGGTTAATGTGAGAGATCGCAGCATCTTGACGCCAATCAAGGTAATTGAAATTCTGTCGTGTGGGGATTTCAACAATCCAACCTTCTGCAATCTTTGCATCAGAAGGTTTAATCTTGTCACCAGCGTCTGCCCAAATCAAATTGAGATTGCTGGGTTTTATTACTTCGGGCATACGTTTTCCTTAATATTAAGAGAGATTTTCTGTGGGAGAAATGGCAGAAGTCTCACTGGTGTATGGTGTTGGAACGACAGGCCAGATAGGGTTAGTAGGCCACTCAGCTTGTGATGTAACTCGACCTAACAACACCCTATAAGTCTTCCAAGCTTTAAGCTGAGCTGCTCTGACAGATTGTTCTGCAATTTCTTCATCCGTTGCTATATCAAGGTCAACAGCATCAACTAGAGCGTCAACCCTACCTTGTAAGGCCGTAACCTGACTATTAGCTAAGCGCTGTAGACGTTCTAATTCTATAGTATTGACTTCAAAGTAGTCTATAGGGGTAGGTGGTGGTGGGGTGAATTCACCATTAGAATATAAATACCCAGCAACTACATAAGAGGGTCCCTCAATATACCCCTCAGCCATATAGGGTTGTTTTTGAATAACAATACCACCTGTTACTAAATAATACCAAACCTCGTTCATCACGATATCTTCCATATAGTTAAGTCTGAATAAACTTCATAAGCAGATTGCCCAGTATTGACACCAAGCCCATTACTTGATTTTGCAGTTTGGGTTATATATTCTAATATAATCTCTTTAGTACCGGTTAGGGTAAAAGCTCCGAAAACCCACGCCCTGTTTACCTGTGTTGATGTTGTAGAACTTTCTGAAGTCCCTATGATTACCGAGGTTGTGTCTGTAAAGTTAGAGACCCTTGCCCTGTAATTCCCTGTTGCAAAAAAGGGGGAGCTTCCGCTAAGGTAATAAGTACCGGATGGGAGTGTTATTCTGTTAGCAGAAAGAGATGCCCCTGGTATAAGATTTATCACAACCGTGTTTAACACTCTTGTTGTGAAAACACCAGACACACTAGTACCACCTGCCGTACCATTCGGCTGCTGCTCCTGAACATGCAGTAACTGGGTAGTTGAGTTTGAGAGGCTATCAAGCTTGGTTTTATCGACAGCAGACAACAAGCCGGATAAAGATGTTGTTGCCACGGGAAGTGTTGCGGATGTGCCGGTAGAACTATTAACAGTGCCTGTAGTAGTAGAAGCGGTATAGGTCAAATTGGTGGCAACGTTAACCTGAGCGCCAGCAGCAATACCATCTAACTTAGTTTTATCCACTGCTGTTTGCACACCAGCAAGGCTAGTAGTGGAAGCAGGCAGTACAGCACTTGTTCCTGTCGAACTTGTTACTGTAACTGTTGAAGCAGCCGTAGTTACGCCAAGGTTTGTTGTCCCAGAACCACCAGCAGTGACAGCAGCTGTTACAAATGCTGTAGTAGCCACTTGAGTAGTGTTAGTGCCAGCGGTTGCGGTTGGGGCTGTTGGCGTCCCTGTCAAAGCTGGTGATGCAAGGTTAGCTTTGAGATTTAAAGCGGTTTGTTGGGCTGTGCTGACAGGTTTATTTGCGTCGCTAGTGTTATTTACGTTGCCCAAACCCACGTCTGTGCTTGTGAGGACAACCGCACCTGTACGAGCAGCTACAGATGTCACAGTATTAACCTGGGCGCCTGTCTCAACTCCATCAAGCTTTGTCTTATCCGCACTTGAAATTACACCTGCAAGACTGGTAGTAGCAACTGTCAAGGTGGCTGTGGTGCCAGTAGAGCTAGTAACAGGAACAGTTGTTGCTGTGCGTGTACCTTGAGCAAGGTTTGTAGCAACGTTGGGCTGAGCACCCGCAGTAACACCATTTAGCTTTGTTTTATCTGAAGCTGACATAAAACCATCTTCAGTGGTGGTGGCATTTGTATGTGCTGCCCCACGACTACCAACGTGGGCTGTCAGATTAGCGATGTCAGCATCTTGTTTTTCTTTAAGATAAGCTGTACGGTTTGTTACCTGTTGAACACCAGCATTAGCAAACCCATCTGTAGCTTCACCATCTAAATCAAATGCAGCAGGACCAGCTTTGTTAGGGTCAGTAATGTCCCATTGATAAACTGTAGGTTCCCATACAGCAACCTCTGTAATTTTACTCATTGTGCAACTCCGAAAGTCTCTGCAAATATCCCACCTACACCTTCCTCTAGAACAGGATTGTCAGGAATACTTCCATTCATAATTGTTGATCCATCCATTAGTACAGAGCCATCCATAAGAAGAGTGCCCTCAACAGGTTGATAAATTAAGTTACCAAATCCTTTTGCATTAGGAACACCAGCGAAACCAAAGAAAGAATCGTAGTTAAAGTTACCGTAATTGACTCTAACCCCTAATGGTTGTGGGAGTAGGTATGCATTGTAAGTGTCTGTCTTCTGGATATAAGTGAGGAGACTACGTTCAAACGAGGTAAGGTTCTTACCGACAAGAAGTGTGTAGGCTGCTCCTCCTTCATTCTGAATAGTAGATCCAGAAGTTGAGAAGATAAAGTTAGCAAACTCCATCACTTGTTCCGGTGTGGCGTGTGTACTGTTCTTTGCAATCTTAGCTTTGATGAAGATACGATAAACGTCATCTGTCAGTGTGATATTACCAAAGCGTGGATTGTTAGTATCATAAAAGACAGCCCCAACACTTGGGTCATAGAAATCACCAAATGATCCAGCATTAGGAACACCAACAAACCCAAAGAACTCAAATATATCTACACTAAGAAGTGTACGAGGTTGACCAACAATCTCACCAATGTTATCAAGGTTTACACCAACAGCAGTATCAAGGCTACGCTCTTGCATAAGCTGGCGAAATACTTCTTGTAGCTCAATCTTTCCGCCAAGCAATACTTGGACGTAGGAGTCGAACACCTTAGCGCCGTCGCCGGACACTGGATCGTATTTAAATTGTTCAGTATATCTTGACCTAGCTTCTGAGAGGTAATCAACCACCTCAAATTCATTTATAGCCATTAAGTATCTCCTCAGATGAATGTGATATTCTCAGGGAGAACTTGACCTACACCGTCGAAAGGAATAACAACATTTGTCATAGTTACCGGAGGATTAGTTGTGCCAATCAACATGCTATCCACCTGATGGCCGGGGATACTATTCACTGGCGTATACAGACGACTATATAAAACATCCTGACCAATACTCAAACCATCAACATAGTTAATAATCGCTTCACGAATCAAGTCTTCACCATTCTCAGGGAAATTCTGATCAGTTGTAAGCTCAAGCTGAATATAGATATTTACAGGAGTAGGACGTGAGAATTTAATCTCTCTTTCATATCCAAACTTATCTGTAATAGTGACAGTTGTATTCCCAACAGATGCAACACCTGCTCCACGGTTATCCCAAATAGCTCGTGCAATTTCTACAGAAGTACCACCATCAACCAGTACAAGGAAGCTATGTCCCGGAGTACCATTAGCATTGGTAACGTCTGTGTTGTTATCATCAATATACACTTGCTGTACATCATCAAGACTAAACAAAGCAGAGTAGACAGCTTCTACAATGTTACCTGCACGTTCAAACTTAGTATTACGAAAGCGAATACGAAGCTCTTCATCAGTTTCACGAAGTCGTCCACTGACAGCAGCCAAGGGGTTTGTTACACTATCCCAACCAAGGCGAGAAGTCTGAATCTGCGTGATTGTATTGACAGGTTGACTAAGAGGTCCAGCTGTTACAGCTACCACATCACCAAGCTTGTCTACTTTAATAATACCAAGATTATCAGATGTAGCGAACGTAGTTTGTAGGAAGATATCAGCTAGGACAATCTTCAAATCACCATTAGTGGTATAACTTGTGACAAGCTCAGGGTAGGTACTGTCAATCTGCGATTTAATACCAGCAAGTATAATAGCTTTGGTAGCACCAACAGGAGAGGTGAAGCTAATAATCTGTGTAGCAGCTTGCCTTGTGAAGCTAAGAGTGTATAGGGAAGAATCACTGACAAGAACGCTAGTGATTGTTACCCCTGACGTGTTCTCAGCAGAGAGTGTAACGTCATTTAATAGGGTGAATTGTTCACTAGTTGTAGGCGAAGAGACAGTGTTTCCAGCAGTGATTACTGTACCTGTATCTCCGCTTAGGATAACTTGAGCAGTTGTGTATGTATTCTCAAACCTTGCTGGAATACCGCTGAGCAAGATCATGTTGTCTAGGGAGATGCCTGTTGCGCTATTAGCATCAAAGGCTGAGTAAACTTGTTGAGCTGCTTCCCATAGGTCTGCTTCAGATGGAGCTGCCAGAGCTACTAGACGACCAATTACAGAACTATCATCTGTATTTACTGAATCTCCCGGCTCAATTTGATCTTGAAAGACTGTTACAGCTCTTGCTTTATCTTCTGTTACAACCTCGGGAAGCCTTTTGGTCGTAAATCCTGTATCTGATAATCCGGCCATTAGGCTTCCTTAAACTGGAGTAATTGTAATAGGTTGTGTGACAGTTCCGTCAACAACCTTCACTGAGAATGTTAAGCTGTATTGTCTGTTTATGAGAGTCGATGTGAAAGTTACAATCTGTTTTACACCGGGCTCTGATAAGATGGCTTGCTGGAAGATTAAATCCACATTAGCTTTGGTTGTTTTTTTAGCTAAGATAGACTGGAAATACGGAATACCATAAGTTGTATCGTAAAACCATTCATTTTGGTATGTCAATAAACGAATTTTTAATCTTTGGGCAATTGTTTGAGTAAATGGACTAGTTACACCACTCTCATCAAGTGGTGCATTCGTCCAGATAGCATCGTGGGTGTTTACATCAAGGAGTAGGTCCAATCTGTAGTTCCTCTTGGGATGATAACCAGTCTTGGACTAATCTGTAAGCTTCCTCCTCTGTTTTTCTCACCCCTAAATATTTAGTTGTATAGGCTTGCCAATTGTTTGCTTTCTTTATATAGGAAACACCCCAGTACTTGGAAGTTTTATTCCTTCTTACGATACCCTTACTACCCTTGGGTCGCTTACTGATAACAAATTTATCATAAATTTCAGGGTCACTGTACCCTAGTAACTTCATTTCTTTGGCTTGAAGATAAACTTCCTCAGCTAAGTTTAAGTTTTCTTCAGAAAAGACGCCTATTCGTGTTCTTGTGCCGTTTAGAGAAATTTGAACAATATACACTAGGTCTCTTACACACCAACTAACACCCGCAACTCCAGAGGTATTGTTAATATTTTCTAGTCTAGTGTTATTCGCTTGCATATGGTCAGTTTCCCATCTGCAATTTTCTTTGCAGTAGTCCCCAGTTGGATCAATTCTATCCAGAGTCAATCCTTGTGGTCTCGGAGACATATCTCTGACAAAGTTCCAAAAACCATCAATACCCATCCAATCGGAGCTTACTTTAACTCCTTTAGCACCATAGTTTTTATAGGATTCATATTCCTTCGCGTAGCACCGCCGCATCATGAGTTGGAAAGTGTTGTACAGCTCATTCTTAGTCCTTCCATCTACCACGCCTTGGAATGTATCTAACATCTCGTTCATAGCACTTTAACTCCTCAAACTGGTGATTATCAAAGTTAACATATTTTTGAGGTGGAGTAAAGCTTTATCTACAGTTAGATCATCGGGCCTGTACTTGATGGTCCAGACATTACCCCCGGATGGGTGTGAATATTAACATTGACAGAGTTGAGAGTGTAGATGCCCATCTGTGTGTAATTGCCAGTTTGAGTAGTTGCGCCAATGTGGCTGATGTCACCAACCCAAGAAGTTTGTTGAACATCGACATTCATTTGAGGACTTGTCAGATTAATTTCTTGACTGGCATTAACATTGGCTATAGAGCAATTGATAGTAACTGGTTGGTTGCTTGTATTAACTTCAATACTACCATCAGCTTTAATCCTAACCTCAGCTTCAACCCCACCTAGGTTTGAAAACATCACGGTATCAGATGTACTGTGCGTTAAAACATGCTTGCTAGGGTTGTTAATAGCTGAGCCGGGGGGTTGTATACCCGGATAGAACATGGCATCCGAAGCACTCATCTTTCCCGCTGTTTGAGGGGTAGATGGCCTACCATTACCAACCTTCCAAGCTTCCATATCCCTCATAGAGAAAATAGCTGTACCTGTAGTCCCGACTTCAATGGGGAAGGTCATACCAGCTTTACTGGACACCGGGAAAGAGATTGGAACACCGTAAATAGGTGGTCGTTCCTTTACTGTACCATCCTGTAACTTTTGATTGATTGTGGGCTGGATGTCCACCATCTGACCACTGCCGCTATCTCTCACAGCAATAACAATACAAGGGATAGCAGTGTTTACGCTTTCCATCTTATAATCAAAGGCTGAATTAACTGTATCTTGAATAGCGGCTACCAAACCCGTATCAATTGGCATCTTTATCTACCTTCTCAAGATATGAAGCTTTAATTTCAGTGGTCCAAGACTTTGATCTATAGCCACCAGAGTGACGTAAGCTGTCTACCCTAAACCAACCAGTAATATAAGTATCCTCAAGTCTAATAATATCTCCAGCAACAATATCCGGATTTAATAGAATTTTCATCTGAATACCGGGTTTCTTAGCTTTGTCTTTCTTAGACCTTTTACGGTCTCCTGAGACACGGTATGCGTTTTCAATTAATCCAGTATAGGCTGAGATGACATAAGCTTCATTGAAATTTTCGTTGTTAGCTCTATCGTTATTCTTAATATAAAGAACATCATCATCTACTTGCCAGTCAAGTGCAAACTTAGAAGCTAATTCATCTAACATTTCTTTAGGGCTACCCATTAGAGGATAACCATAGAGAATCTCATTATTTAAGTTTGTTCCATTGTAGACACCACGACTCACTCCGGGTAATGCTTTTCGCAATGTCTCTGCAACTTCCCTTACACTACTCCCCGGAGGAACAATCTCATTCAATACTTCATGATTTAACTCTTGGTATCCTGAGCCTAATTGTAATTGACAAATTACATCCGTGCCAGATTTACGAATACTGACATGGTTAACCACCCCACCGAAAATCCTTTTAAGGTTTCCTGCATCCAAATAACCTACACTCAATGCAGCAGCAGGGTAATCACTATCAAGCAATTTCAATTGATCAGGGTTCAAGTTATAGATTTCAATAGCAGCAGAGTTCGTACGTTTTTTATTATCTGTGCTTTTACTGACATCAAAAGTTACTTGCAGATTATTCTGTATCTCAAAAGCTTCACCTGACTTTGGATTACCGACTATCAGGCTGAAGACTCTATTCTTTTGATATCCATCCATAACTTAATCTTCCGTTGAATATATATAGAATAGATTGTAATACTCATCAATGTTTTCTGGATAAAGCTTATAAGGTTCAGAAATAATATCTGCTTTCTCTTCCATCCAGAAGAATCCAGTTAGGGTGTTTAGGGAATAGTCTTTCATAATTGGATATGTTGGTACAAGAGCAACACTTTGTACCAAAGGTACGTTTTCTGCTGTCAGTAAAGAAAGAAAGTAAAGACCTGCTCTTGAGTTATACTTAAAATCAAGAACATAAGAGTTGCCTTGTAAGTTGACAGCATAATTATAATCTGGATCTGAATACAAAGGCAGAGATATATAGTAGTCAGTCATTAATTATCCCTAGCTTGTCTTAAAGGGTCTACATCTTTAGGCTCTGTTGTACTTCCCTGCCCATCAACTTGAGGTGTGCTATCGGCCTTCCCCTTTGTAGATTTAGGAGCAGCCTTCTTTTTGAGGGAATCTGTAATATTTTTAGGAATTACGGCTTTCTTTAAGAAGGCAAAGGTAACTTGCTCTAACTTCATATCAAAATATAAAGCATATCCAGAATTAACATCTTCTTTAAAATTCAAATCTGTAATTACTAGATTACCAGTAATTTTACGAAGAATTGTTCCATCGTATTCGTACAGCTCAACAAGTTGAATGTTAGGATCAAACTGACCAGTCTTATCATTATAGATAACACCGCTCATCAAACCTTCCATAGCTGATCTGATTTGTTCTAGAAGATCTTCTCTGGCACTGTCAAGTACTACTTCTGGAGTACTATCAGAAAGGAACTGTCCAATACTGTCTGGAATGAATTTCTTTAAAACACTCTGGTCCGTACTGTTAACAGATACAGCAGTAGGGGGCTCAAAGCTATTATATGGTGCATTCCCATCCAAGTCTTGAATAAGATAGGTGTTGGTAGAAATATCAGCCCCTGAGATTACAGCATTTAGACTGATAACTTTATTCTCAACAATGTAGTGGTCAACAATAAAAGAACCAAGGGCAATTGGATGTTTAGTCACTTGCCCTTTATTAGAACGATTCATCGAAATCGTGGCGTCAAAGAAAATCATCCCGCCAGTATTACTATCACCCCACTTGAGACTAAGCGACATGTTTTACTCCCTAGTGGGCCAATTGACTTGAGCTTGTTCAAAAGCTCCTGTAAGTGCTGTTGCTGTTGCGTTAGCCATTGCTTGTGCTTGTGCCTCAACTTCAATACCAGCAAGGGTGGCATCAACATTCAAGGTAACATCGAAATTGTTAGTCACATTGTTATTAGTTACCGCAGCTTCAGCTTGAGACATTGCAAGAGATTTATTGTAGTCAGCAATCTCTACAGGAGTCTGTGGTTGCCAAGCATTCTTTTCGCCACCATCTGTAGTGATAGGATCAAACATGGGTGATTGATAGTTGTTAAACTGGGCACCATTGGCGTAGTCCGGGAAAATACCTTGAGCTTGTTCTGTAGAGAACATCATCCCAAGACCAGAATCCTTTCCACGATCAAGCGACATACTCATGCGAGCACGTATACCATCTTCTTGGGCTGCTGCTGCACTGTCTAATGCAAACTGCCTTTGTGATTCAGGACTATCAAATTGAGTTGGTGCAGCATTGTCTGGATTCTTCCAGCTATCAATGCCTAACCAACCACCCCAATTCTTCTTAGCCTGATCCATATCCATTGGATTTAAAGCATCAACTGTGTTTGAGAAAGTGAACCAGTTAGCTTTAGCTACACCTTTAATATTGCCCCATACACTAGGATCTTTCTGATACTCTTCTTTGATGATACCAGAAGCTTGATCGGATGTCCCTTTGAGCCTTGCAATAGCATCTAGAAGAGATTTAAGTTCTTTAGATGTAGATTCCAAAGTGGGGAGCCAGCTAGGAGCTTGTACAGAATTGATATCAGCCCACAAGGATTTGATTTGTGTCCAGTCAGAGATAAGCTGTGCAGTCTGATCTTTACCAAGCCAATCAGCTACAAGGCTGTCTTTGCCATCAAGGGCACGACTGAAGCTTTGAGGCCACAATAGAAGATCATCGGCCCACTTAGTAGCTTCGTTGAATCCTTCAGCAAGGTCTTTAACCAAGTCACCAGACTCAGAAAGACCAGCATTGAGTGTACGGAAGATACGAGCAAAACCCTCTTCAACACCAGCGCCAGATGCAACCACTGCCAAATCATTTACAGAGTTCTGATAACGTGCTTGTTCAGCTTGAGATGCTGTAGAGGCTGCACCTAATGCACCACCTTCATTAGCTCTCTGCGAAGCTGCTGCACCAGCATATGTGAGGATGTCACTAGTGACTTTACCTTTCTTCATGTCAGCCATAAGCTGTTGAATAGCTTCAGCACCAGTTTTGTTGCCGCCAATCTGAGCTTGGTAAGCTTGTGCGAAGAGTGCAGTGCCACCCGGCAAAGCTTCAGAAATTTGAGAAGTCAATTCTTCAGCTTGCAACTTCCCTTTACCAGCTACTTGAGACAGAGCACGGAACAAACGATTCTGTGTAGTCTTGTCAAGTTTATTTACACGAGCAAGTTCAGCAAAACCGCTAAACACTTTCTGACTTTCTTGAAGACCAACACCTGAGCCTGTAAGACCTGAGATGAGCTTATTATAATCTTGGGACGCATCTAGATAGTTGAACCCAATCCGCTCACCTTCATTACGAAGATATTGGAAAGAGGCTTTACCTTGTTGAGAAGTACCACCAGCTTGTTGTACAACAGCACTGGACTGAAGCTCAGCAGACACAACCTGTTGGTTACGCTGATTCAGTTCTGCAAGCCCATAACCCCCTAAACCTAGTGCTAAAGCTGGACCATAAACACGAGATAAGCCCCCGGCGATACCACCGGCAGCTGCTACGTGTCTTGGTCTAATAGTGCTGTCATTTGCGCCACCTAGAGGGTTAACATGTGCATTAGGTCGTAGTGTTGAGGCTTTAGAAGCTAGGAGTGTCGCTTCTTTCATTGCAGCAATTAAAGCTGTGTTAAGATGCGATTGGTCAATATGGAAACGGGAGATTTGAAATGTATTTCTTGCACTAGCAATATCTAATGCCGTACCAAGAGCTAAGTTCATAGCCCCTTGATGCACATCAAACTTACTGATATTAAAAGTTAATTTAGTGCTCGCTATCTCTAAACCTTTCAGCAGAGCAGCATCAAGCTTCTCTTGTCTTACAAAGAAGTTAGAGAGTCTAAAACCTTTACCAGAAGAAGTGCCTAAACCTTTTATCCTTGCTTCAAGAGAGTCCAGTTCTTTATCGGCTTTAGCGAATGATGACTTATCTACCCTTAAAGAGAACTCTGCGAAGTAGTCTGCAATTTTAATTTTATATTACTCCGCTATTTAGATTTAGTATTCTTTTGTCTATCTTCAGCTTGTTTCTTCAAAGCATCGTACACGTCTAACATCTCAAGAGTGTCAAATAACGTACGGATGCTAAGTTTATCACTCATAAACTTTGTAGCTAAATCCAGACCACCTTGAGGATGGGACATAATACGAAAGATTTGCCAGCTACCAGAAAACTTTTCTTGAACTTCTTTATCTAGACTTGTACTAGCCGGTGAAGTAGCCTGATTGGTTACTCTTCTGTACCGGGTACTTCGAAAAAATCAGGAAAATTCCATTTAACTACTTCAGTGTACAGCTTAGAGAGGTGTTTATATTTGCGAGAGAAGACGATATCAAAACGTTTATCTGTGATCATCTGATTATCTTTGCTGACAAAGTTACAGATCACTTGTTTACGCATTGCAAGGTTATCTTTGCCGCTATCAATTTCTTCTTGATACTGTTCCATGAACTGCAAGCCACGAGTGGAAGGCATTGCACTTACAAGATAATCCACATCATCAACTGTAATAGTTGTTTGTTCCAATACTTCGAGCGCCATTATTTTATCTCAAGTTAATTATTATTTAAAGCAAATCGCTTACAAAGTTAGATGCTTCATTTAATGCACTATCAAACAAACCGGTGGAGGGCCTTTGATTACCTCCAACTATAAAGCTCTTGGTGGACTGTAAAAATAGCTCCCAAGGACGATTCTCAAACTGACCAGTAAAAGTGACAGTTGGATAACCAGTAATATAACCTTCATCAGAAGAGAATACACTTTTACCAGAGTTATCTTTCAAGGTTAGGCTAATCCGTCCTGTACCCTCTGTAAGGTCTGTCTCATGAATATAAGACATAACTTCATTTGCTTGTGTGCTTTGTAAAAGTGTAAAGCTCAGTGTTGCTGAAGTGTCTCTGCTGATATCGCGAGTATGTTTCCCTCGGATACCTTTGACAGTTCTTACACCTTTTGGTCTTGTAATCGTAATACTTTGCCAGCCTGTAACTTGGTAGCCGCCAATAGTTAGAATTACATCCTTCGGACTATAACTAAATACGGAGAAAGAGTTAGCCATTACAAAACTCCTTCAAGAATAGGCAGGGCTGATGTAGCAAGATTAACAAGATCATTCAGAATAGATGATGCATCTCCGTTACCACCAATGTTGATAACAGCAGACGAAGATTTGAATACCCAAGTTCTACTTTCAAAAGAGTTACTCTTTACAATAGAGGCTGGAGATTCAATCCAAGTTGTTGCAGAAAAGAATAAGTCTGAACCACTAGAATCTTTTAAAAATACGGGAAATTTACCACGTTGGGTAATTTCATCTAGTTGCCAAAGCTTGGTCAGAACATCATTTGAATCACTACCACTGTAAAGTGTCAGTGTAATTGTATAAGTCTGGTCACTGTTATAGAGTCTTGCAACAGTACCATCTGGTGTTTTAACTGTACTATAAGGAAGTACATCTTTGCTAATATTGATGAATGTGCCATCAACAAAGCCTTCAATCGGGATACCAAACGCAAGAAAAGTACAAGCTTCAGGTATGTATGTAGCTAATTTAGTCATGTCCACACCTCAGTAGAATAGGGGCATTTCTGCCCCATAAGCTTGCGAGTTATGCCAACTGCCAACGAGTATCTACATCTGCACCAAGTGCATTCATAGCTGCAACTTCAGCCGCATCAAACAGGGTGTTGGAGCCAACGTTAGCACTCAAACTTACTGCCTGAATCACCCAATCACGAGTCTCAGTAGTTGTACTGAAAGTGGTGGAAGGGTTGGTTGCAATGAATGCTTGATTAGAAGACCAGATACCAGTGCCGCTCAAGTCCTTGATCGTGATTGCAAAGACCCATTCGTTACCAATATCATCATCTTCGTCAGCCCGTTGCAGTGCTTGCATTACTGCGTTAGAAGCTGCATGCTGCATCAAAGTAAGGGTGATAGTAGAGGCTTTATTACGACGTTTTACACGACCCGTACTAAGGTCAGCCCCTACGTAAAGTTCAGATGCTGGAGTGATACGATCAATAGTAAGGAATGTACCATCAGCATAGCCTGTAATGGTATGTACAAAATCACCCTTACTTAGAACAATTACCATACTCTCTGGAGAGTAGTTACCGAGCAGAGAATCTGCCATATTAATAATCTCCTAGATTATACAGAAAGGAAGCCGTTAACGATGACTTTACGAATTGACCCGGCAAGTCGTGCCCGGAATTGGAATACACCGGCAGTACGAGCAGCACGAAGAGTAACTGGAATCTCGCTAACATCAGGAACAGTAACTGTCCAACCACGAGCAATCAAACCATTGGCTTCAGCTTGCGAAAGCACAGAACGGATTTCATTTTCAATGATAACCAGACCAGCATTAGTCATTGGAATCTTCAAGGTGTTAACCAGTCGGAAATAAATCTGTTCTTGCAAACGAGCATACAGCCAGTCAGTACCAATGATTTCATCAATTGGAGTACCGTCAAACATGTTACCGTCTTGCATTACATTGAGGCCACCAACAGCAGTGTACATGTTCATGTTTTTAGCACGAAGATTTACACGGGCAGTGTCGCTCAAAGAACTGACAGTTACGCCAGAAAGACGTTTGAAATCCCAGTCATTACTTCCCGGAGTGTAGGGAAGTTGAGCCCCCATCCACGCAGCTTCAGGGTATTCAGTGTCTGCTGTAGGCAAGTACACACCGTAAGTACGGGAAGCACTTTTTGCCTTAAGAACAGCCGCTACGTCTGTAGTGCCAGTAGTAATTACAGCAGGATCTTGACTAGAGGTGCCAAATATCTTACGACGTGAAGCAACAGCATCACTCAAAGCTACAACTTCAGCTTGAATGTGGCTATCAGAAACAACTGCATACCAAGTGTTGTTAACTGCGGAGATTGCATCCAGTGCATCAGCCATAGTTTCAGTTGGTGCAAGGTTCACGGCTGTCAAGTTAGAACTTGCAGATACGCTCCAAGCACTGCCCGGTGCAGTGGGAGCAACAGTCAAAGTTGCGGTGCCAGACAGTGTGATACCAGTAGGAGTACCGATAGCAGCCTTCAAAGCAGTAACAATTGCAGTGGCAGTTGCACCAGTACCAGAAGTTACAGTGTAAGGAGTGCCATTAACGGTTACAGTGTAGTCTGTAGCATCAGACACAACAGGTGTGAACGTGGTGCTATCTACTTGACGGCGACCAATTACAACACTTGGTGGTACAGCACCTACAGCACTTTGACCAAACTCTTTCTGAGCAAGGATATAAGCTTTATCTGTACTGTTGAAGTCCTCGCCTACAGCATCAATATCTGTATAAGTACGAGCACGTTCAGCGAAGTTTGTGAAAGAGGCAAGGATTAATGGGATATTGAATGAGGCCGTCGATACAGCAGCACTCTCCCGGCTAATCGTAATCTGGATGATGTTATCAATTTCAGCCATTGGGCTTTATTCCTTTGTTATGTTTATACGGGGATTGGGCCTTCCGGCACTCTGAAAATTGTGTCTGCTGTGACATCTTCAACCACAACGGCTTCGATAAGATCAACAACATCTTGTGTAACTGCAATATAAGAAAAGGTTACATCCATGTTGTGGTATTCAACCCACTTAGTATCTCTTTTCTGTGGTGCTCTACGAACATTACTCTTACGCATAATCCCAAGCTTATTTAACTTAAGACTTTCAAACACAAGGTAATTATTATTAATTCTTTGATTGAAGCTGTGTGACATGTCGCCAGATTGACTGCCGATAAATGAGAACTGCACCATCACCTCATAAGCAACCTGTACAGCTTGTCTGTTCTGACTGTCTAACTTACTCGAAGTATTATGTTGTCCAATCTGTCTGATCTCTAGAATGTTGATTACAACATAACTTTCAGCAGGCTCAGCCCCATTTGAATTTGAGAAAATCGTAACATTGGCAATACTTGGGTATTCAGAAAGAGCGGTTATAGCAACCTTACGAATATTAGTTCTAAGCTGCGTAAACAAGGTTCCCATCAAACACTCCCCACTCTATACTCAACAGAATTAAGCATTGTGTCTGTATCCCTGAGTGGGTCATCAAATCCCTTATCTGCAATAGTTTTAGGACTGTTTGATGGACTATCCCAATCAATAATCTGTTGCTTCATTTCATTAACAAAGACAGGACCAAGAATTTTCAAAGATTGCATAGGAGATTCACCATCAGCAATCCTTTTGATGGCAGCAGCAATATTCTTGTCAAGTTTACCTGCACGAAGAACACCACCAAAACCTACACGCATGAAAGGGCGGGTTGGGTTGGTTGAGGAACCTTCCTCATTCCACTGAGCTACCTGAGCCACTGGTAAGTTATCGTTTTCAGGGCCATAGGATGAGTTTGAAAAGAAGCCGGTGTTTAATTCAGGGATATTCTTTAAAAGATTCTTCTTTATCAAATCCCACTGAGCAGTATTTTTAGTAACTTTCATAGCTGCTCCTTAATTGGGGGTACGCTCAATACGGACACACCAGCTTTTTGTGTGTTCCAGAATTGACATTCCAGCTGTCCAGTCATCCACTCGCATTACTTTGTAAGTGTCATCTTTCCACTGAAACGTATCCGCTGACCAACCATCAACTCCCTCACGTAAAGTTCTCAATACATCGGCTGAATAGACTTTCCACCAAGAACGTGTTCTGTCTGATTCAGCCATCATGAGAATTTCATAAGGTTTTGCAGGTTGAATATTTACCATCGCTGTGAAGATTGTTGTAGTACCCGGTACAGGATCACCATCAACATAACCACCTGCACTTGTTCGGGTAATCTCTACAGGAATCTTATGTGTCAAAAGGAATTGTGGTTTTAACATCTCAACTCCTAATAAACAAAGACTTCACCATGAGGATGACAGTCGTCACAACTACACCCTGTTTCACAACAAGTTGCTTCCCGGCACTTATCTCCATCGCATACTTCAATAGACATGAGCTTACTTGGACACTTATTAGCAGACCAAGGAAATAGACCAGAAGGAATAAGTAGTCCGGGGCTATTGATTAGATTACCAAGTGCTGCCAAGTAATTCTTTCCGTACTCATTATATACAGTCAAATCACCTGTAGTTTCTCTCGTATTCCAACCAGCTACAATAAAGCTGATAGAAATAGCAGCCCAACGAGCTGCTGCAAAGACATTGTTATTAGTCATGTCTAGGAAGTTTTGATACTGGTCATCAGAAAGTAGCGGATAAAATGGACTATTTTCGCTATCACCAACAAGTGTCCTAACTTGCTCTATCAAAGTCAATGCCATCACAATACCTCTCTAAATAAACATTATATTTTCTAGAGAGCTTTAAAGTGCAATCTCTATACAATTCGTTAAGGATTATATTGGTTGAACTTTTCCGACCAATTTTAGCAACAAACATCTTACCGTTCATTGCTCTGTATACATGGGCTTCAGGGCAAAGGGATTTACAATAATTTTCAAAAGCACTGCATAGCTCTTCACTACCACAAATTTCTACTGAATAGCTATCCGATTTGGCAATATGTCCGTCACCCTCAACCACACCTCGCCAAAAATGTCGATTGTATTTGAATACATCTGGACAAACTTCTTTTAAAGATTTTCTTTCTTTAAGCCCCAACTCTTTCAGTCTATTCAAGATTGGTTCATGGGAAAAACCAAAAGAACTCATCTCGGATACATTGCCAGTAACCTTCACTACTTTACTTCTTTGGTAAATCTTATTTGAACTTCCCATATAAGATTTGAAGTTTAACAGAAGCTCCTCATCTTTTCTTGATAACTCAATAGAGACGTTTGCCTTACTTACCCAGCCATCAGTTAAAATCCAACCATAGAAATAAGCAGACTGTTCTGTAGTTAAATCCAAAAAAGCATCTTCATTTATAGAATACTTTTTGTAGAACTTAATCTCTTTCTTTGTCTTCATAGCAACACCACGCAAATTAAGTGCGTAGTTTACATTGGACTTAGAGACTCCGAGAGCAGTGCCGATTTCTGGTGCGGACATTCCTTCTGAATACATCCTAACAGCTTCATCGATTTGAGAATCAAGCATACGATAGGAAGCTCGTTTGAAAGAGAATCCAAACTTCTTCATTTGAAAAGCTAGAGCTTGTTTTTTAATACCAATAATATCAGCAATTTCTTGCTGTAAAAGACCTTGGTCAAACATCTCCAATACCTGTTCAAAGTAGTGGGGTTTTATTAATTCTTGCATTTTAGATCTCCTTTAATTTAATTTGATCTAAAACTTTAACACATAATTCTTTTAATTACAAGGGTAGAATTAACCACCCCCATATTATTAAGCTACAATGCCAGCAGTTTTAAGCTTAGCAAGGAAAGCGTTCAACTCTACCAACAGTGCAGCATTATCAGCACCAGCAAAGTTAGCTTGAGTAGCAGCTTTCTTCACAGTACCATTTACAGTGGTGGTTGCAGCAGGAACAGCAGTGCCGTCTGTAAGACTAGCTTCAAGTTCTTCTACAGCAAAGATCCAACCATTTTTAGTTGTTACAGGCATCTTTATATCTCCAAAACAAGGGGCTGTATTTCAAGCCCCTAAATATTTAAGCATCCAAGAACAGACGGATAATAGCAGCAGGGTTCAGCAAGGCGTTCAGGAAGTTCTGCTCTGTCATGATTTCGATAATGTCATCTTTTTCATTCAGATACTCGAACCAGTACGAACCTTGAGCTGCACGGTTGATCGAGCCAAAACGGTTTGCAGGAGCAAAGTAGGTTTTGAAAAGATCACGAACACCAACAGGCATCATGTAAGCGTCACCTTCTGGAATGAATGGTACGAACTCACCAGCAGCATTCTCATAACCAGCAGCACCAGCGTTGATGAAGGTGATACCGAACAGGGACATCTGCTCAAAGCGTGCATCCAAGCCAGCTACATCTTGACCACCACGGCCCAACAGAACGTTGAGAGCTTGGGTTTGGTCTACATACTTGTATGCGTCAGTTACGAAAGCATTCTGTTGCAGAGCCATGTAGAACGAGTCAGATGCCAGAACAACGAACGAACGAACAGTACCAGCTTGACCATCACGCAGACCGTTACGAACCAATTTCTTAGCGTTGTTGAAAGCTGCACGAGGATCGGAAGCGCCAGCCAGATCAATGCCTTCTTCTTCACGAGTGATACCAAACTCAGTGTAGAAGTTAGTAACTACAGTGCCACGAGGAGCATAAGCAGTACCAGTGGTGATCAGTTGCATACGAGCAGCTTCAAGGGTGAGGGCATGCGCTTCACGCATATCAATCATCTTGTCAGCACGAACAGAAGCAACAGTTTCCAGCTCAGCAAACTCAGCCAGAGAACCCGCTACAACAATACCATCAACATCATTAGGAGTGATAGCATCGTCAAGTGGGAAGTGAGGGATTTTCAGCAACAGAGAATCATGTTCACGACCAGCGATGGTTTGGTTACGCTCATCCCAGTTACGATCTTCAAGGATATGACTACGCTTGGTAGAACGAACAACTTCAATGTTCTTTTGGGTAGAGTAGGTTGGAGCAAACAGACCCAATGCGTTAGTAATACCAACAGTGTTGGGAATAACAATCAGGGAGTCGGTGCGGTCTACAACCTTACCAGTGTTGCCGGGTGCAAGTACGAGGGCCATATTATTTATAATTCCTTAATTAAGCAGAAACAGTTTTGAGAACTTGGATGCCTTGCTGTTCAAGCAAACCTTTCAGGGTTTCAACTTGAGCGTCAGTGAGGGCAGCACCACCAACGTTTACAGCAGACTTAGCAACTTGTTTGATGTAGTATTCTTTGAGTTGCAGAGCACCCGAAGTACCAACAAAACCAACAGCGTTGTACATGTTAGCGGCAATTGCACGAGCAACAAACGCAGGGTTGAAGCTGAAATGATCGCCGTAAACTACAGCGAATTCATTGGTCAGAACCAACGGAGTAGCAGAAGCCAGTACAGTCCAAGGTGCAGTCAGATCAGCAGATTTTGCACGATAAACTACAGTACCCAGTTGGATAGGAGCAGTGATAGGGGTGACGTTCAGATCACGACGGCTGTAACCAACCGAAGGGTCCATCTCATGGACAACCAAGTCCGAGAAGCGTTTTACATAGGTTTGCGCAACGAAAGGCATATTTGTTTCCTTTAAATATAAACTAGAGGTGTGTAAGTGAAACTTACTTCAAACCAAGTTTTTGTTTGATAAGATCTTCGGTAGAAGTTTTAGCTTTCGAAGTAGGTTCGGCAACAGCTTCAGTACCTTGGTCGCCAATCTCTGTAAACATATCAGATGCTTCAAGAGCTTGTTTCTGTGCAGCAAAACCACTCAGAACAGTTTCAAATGCCGAGTCATCAAGGCTGGACAGGGAAGCAGAAACACCTTCCAGTTTGTCAGCACTCATTACAGCGGCAAGCTTGGACTTACGAGCGTCCATTTTAACGGCTACAGCAGCAGCTTCAGCAGAGGCTACAGCTTCTTTCATCTGTGCAACTTCGGAGAGTGCAGTAGCCAGAAGGGTTTCTTTTTCAGTGAAAGCTGCAAGCAAAGTTGCGTGAGCTTCTTTAACAGAGGAGAACTCTGCAAGTTGCTCGTTTGCAGCAGTGAGTTGCGATTGCAAATCTGCAAGTTGGGTCATTTCAAGAGTTTCCTCATCATTTTTCATATTAAAATTAAATAGTTTCTTTGGTAGCATGTTACCCTCTACACGACTTTCTGCTTGTTTAGCAAAATAAGAATAGAATTGTTCAAGCGTCATTGAGGAGTCCGCGAGCCCAAGTTCCAAAGCTTGAGTTGAAAGATAAGTTCGGGCTTCAGTAGCCTTTACTTGTTCTACAGAAATATTACGGTATTTAGCAACATGCTCTGTAAATTCACCATACATAACATCAATCTTTTCTTTGATGTCTGCAAGGAATGAATCTTTAAATTTACCGTCCGCATCGAACGGCACCTTATCTTTTCCGGCTGTTACATAGACTCGTTCGTAGCCTTCTTTCTTAAGTGCTTCGCTGTCGTTAATAAGCCTCAAAACCACACCAATCGAACCTACAGTTGAGGAGCCACTCATGATAATTTCATCTGAGATAGCAGCAATACCGTAACACGCCGATGCTGCGAGCGAATCCACATACGAGATGATCTTAATACCATTTTCGTCAGCTAATGCACGAACATAGTTTGCGGTATCAAAGAGTGAGTCAGCTTCGCCACCTCCCGAATCCAACATGAAACCTACAGTCTTCACACCAGAATCAGCAACTGTTCGGAAGTCTTCTTTAAATTGTTCATAACTAAATCCACCACAATCCATACCAAACAAGGTGACAGGCTTTTTGGTCATTGGACCTTCAATGGTGAACAGTGCTGCATTATCATCTTCATAGATGCTGTAGCGAGAGTTATGTGTAGCAGTTTCTTCCATCTTTGGTTCGGGGGTTTTTACTTCTCGACCATTAATGGATTTATCAAGATAAGCCAACACTTGCTCAAACTCATGGAGTTCCATCAAATGAGGTTTGTTATCAATCTTGTTTTTCAATCTAAGTAGTGAGTGGGGCATCGTTGGCCTCCTTATTTTTAAACTCTAGAATCCAAAAAGGATCTTCGGAGGGATTCCAACCACCCCTAAACTTCTGCATAGCTTTAGAAATAAAAGATAAGGAACCATCGGACAGATTGAAATGTTTGATGATTTCATTTGCCGAAATGTCTTCTTCCCTTGAATAATACAAGTCACACACAAGGTCCATAACTGGCATTAATGTTGTGTAATGTACGGCAGCTTTAGGGTAACTTTTCCAAAATCTTGGCACTACAGTTACTGACATCCTTTTACGTCTGTTGGCATCTTTGATAGCTTGTAAAGAATTGGTGTTTCTCTGATCTAAAGTTTTAAGTTTATGAGAGGCTGAGATTTTATCTTTTACTTCTTGGGGCAGTGTTGTTCCCGTCAAAGTCTCTGAGATTTTTCTTTTTGTCTCTTCAGACTTAAGGACTCCACGATTCCTTTCACTTAATCTTGCTGAAAACTCCGGACCCATTGGACCTACTCGTAGTGGTGGCTTAGATCCACCCGGAGCAAGATTCCATCCAATTTCTTTTGTGGGTCTGAGTTTAAGCTCTAAATCAAGCGCGTATTCATCAGAGCAAATAACTAAAGTTTGGACAATAAGGTTTTCAGCGCCGTACTTTTTAATTGCATAGCTAATCTTAAGATGCTTCTTTTTATTAAGATTAGCTGCATTAATATGCGACTTAAATCTCTCTTTAGCTGTCTTAGATGTTACACCAATATAACCTTCAGAGAACATATCAGTGTGTTCTGGCAGATGAATCCAATAGACTTCTGCCATACTAGCTGTTCTCACGGAGACGAAATAAAGCGTGCGGCATTTACGCCTCCTTATGTGTTTTCTTGAGCTGATAGCTTTTTAACATTACTCTTCATACCCCAACTCTGCCCAATCTTCATTAGTGTACTTAGTAATAATTCCATTCATTTTTACTGTAGTAAACGCAGAATCTTGAGATATCAACTCAAAGAATGTTTTGCTGGTGTTGGCATTAGCATTGTTAGATGTTGAGGCATCCCCAGAAGAACCCGTATTCGAACCAGTCCCCGAATTAAGTCCTTGTTTCATACCCTCAGCCGCCATAGATGTCATCGGCGTAAGGATATCTGCAAGGTCTTCAGGAGACATATTAGGATCAACACGATAAGGGATATCAGCTTGTTTAAGAACCCAGTTTACAACTTCTGGTGTCTTAGGCAACATACCCACCGCGGCGGCGCGTTGCACGAACTTACCAACTTCGTCTATGGACTCTTTGCTAATCACGCCGTAGTCAAGTACAGGTAAAATATCTGTATCCCAGCCGTTGAGCGAAAATAGTTGTGGAATAAGGTCATGATTCAGCTGAGACTTAATTTCGTCTAGCTTAGACTGAATAGCCATCTCTACTACACTAATCTTGGACTCTGCCAAAGAGAAGCTACCACTACCATTACTACCCAAAGACAAAAAGTCTGCAAACAATGCAGTCAGAATTTCTGAAGTATATCGATTAATAATTTCGTTTGTATTATAAGACTTCTGGCCTGTAATGGACTGAAACTCAAGCTCAAACATCTTATTACCATTCCCATCTACCAACAATGGGAGAATGATACCTGACTGCTTGGCTTGATGCATGTTGGCAAGGATTTTCTTGTATTCTTCAAAAGCTGCTTTCTTATCTTCTGAAGCATCTGCTACCATATACTCAGGTGGAAGATAAAGAACTTTAAATCCATTAGAGTCTTGAGCTACAGCAATAGCTTCACTCTCTTGGTAGGCTTGCTTGTATTTCCAAGCTTGCCATGCACCATTAAGAGGGGAAGTTCCGCAAGGGCTGTCTTTTAGTGGGTTGTTGCGGAATAAAAGAAACTTCTTACGAGGAATCTTCTTTTCCATTGTCTGAGCACTGGTTGTAGATACAAAATCCCAACCATTAGAACTTTCAGTACCCGGAACCATTACATTTTGTACGCAACCTGCGAGTTCACGTCCACTATTCTTCCAGTACCAACGGCATATACTATCTTGAGAGCGGATGGGTAATTTCTTAATTCCAACTAAACCATCATTGTATTTGCTACCGTTTTCGCGAAGGCGGAGCCTAAATACCTTTTCATGTACTGAAAAACCGTAACGATTATAAGACACTACTTGTTTAATAAAACTTTGAAAGTCAGTATCCATGTCTTCAATACACTGACGTACAAAGTTTGCTTTATCTTTAAGTTTATCTTCGTAACCTTCAGGAATCTTGACAGTCCAAGGCACACGAGCAATCATCATCTCTACAAGTTCAAGGGCTGGGGCAATAGCACCATCTTTTGCCATACGCTTGTAAGTGTTGATTGCTTCAGGCCAACGCAGTTCATGAGAACATTCTTCGAGGATTTGACCGCCTAAAGTTAGCAAACCTGAGTAGCCAGTTTCACCCATTGTCATTGTAGGGGTTTCATTTTCCCCAGCCTCAAGGGAGACTTCAGTGTCTACAGCCATGTAATCTCCTATTAGGTGAAGATGTTTGGTCTAGTCAGGTTTGCTGAGATTAAACCGGAGGTGAAGTTTGGAATCATAATTTTCTGTGCGAGTGTAATGAAAGCATCACTTGTTGCATCAACCTGCATCATCTTAAATAAGAGTCGTTAATT